TTAATCATCATGGAAATTACTATTGGTGAGATAAAATACAACATAATTAAAACGTACATGTGCTTTCATTGAATCTTTCCATACGGCATAACATACGTCTCCTTTCCATGTTGCTCCTTCTACGTGAAAACCATTGGCATTCCCATCACCATTCATTACAAGTACGCAATATCTTCCTGTTAAGTCAGATGTTGACGATAAACCATATTGTCTTTTGAAATTTTCTCTTAGCCATTTCAAACCAAATAATCTACATGAAGTTCCGCTTACATCAGTAACATAAGTCCCTTGTAATACATATGGCATTCCAATCATTCTTTCTTCCAAATCCGTCCCATCACTCATTGCGATACAATCAGATGGAAACATTACTTTTTGATAACCAGTTGTATCTTTTTTATCATAAGGGTCTACAACTTTTGTTTCATCTAATATTGCCACTATTTATCACCACCAAATCTAAATATAACTTTTCCAAAAATTTTATAATATGGCGGATTATCTGATTCATAATCAAACCATTTCCATTCAATATAATCCAGAACTGGAATAAAAATTGCAGATAAAAGCAACCACAAAAAATAAAATGGTAAACAAATCTGTCCTTTAAAATTGAATGGCATATTACGATAATCCCATATCTCAAAATTAGAATTCCATATCAACCCTACACATAGTTCTCCAATAATTATTGCAGTTGCACAAATAAAACATTGCAATAAATAATCTATATCATATCCAAATAAATCATTTAAACCATCAATGAAAAATAATGCTGAGAAGCCAGCCAATAGAAACATTGTCCAATGAGAAGTGTGCGTATCTTTGTAAATAACTTCCATACAATAATAAATTGATCCGGAAAATAAAAAGATAAATACATGACAAAGAATTCGTTTTAAATAATATTTTATTTTATTCATTGTTACTTTCTTCCTTTAAATCATCTGACTTATTACTTTCTTCCTTTGGGTTTTCACTGTCTGACTTATTTAAAGTAAATTTCTTTTCAACATATGTTAATAAAGCATCTTTAGATTCGTTAATCTTTGTCATTACTTCGAGATACTTTTCATCTGTAATTTCCATGCCATATGTAATTGCTTTTACAGATACGAGATCTTTGGCTTCATTAATCATTGCATTTAAAACGTTGCAATAAGTTGTATGATAAGTTTTATTTGAAGATAAAAGCATATAAATATTTTGGATATCATTTGGCTGATAAAGCGTACACGGTTCTCCATCAGCATGATAAGGCAGTGGAAGAGTAAAGTCCGTGAAGATAGCAGCTATAATTAAATCTTTTACATTACTTTGATCTTCAATCGTATAAGAAAAATGTTTCTTACCAAGAGTCGTTTCTACATCAACTCCATTTTCAATCGCAGCAGTACATTCCTTACCAATCTGTTCTTTGTAATATGATTTGAATTCATCTAAAGTCATATTGTTTGTATTTACAATACCTACAACTGATTTAATATTATCTAATTCTTCTGATGTAGAAGGTTTTTCTAATATAACTGTCACAAGAGTACAAGGAACTTCTCTTGGGATTTTTTCTGTGATAGCTTCATGCTGAATTCCTCCTTCATCTGTCCATGAGTCTTTAACAATTCTGTCTTCGTATTCCATAATAGTAGTTGACTCAGATGTGATAGTTTTTAATTTCATATACAGATTATGGCTTTCTAAAATATCATCATTTTCATTTGTGATATCCATATAATCAATAATACTTACACCGAAAAAATCTTTTATAGCATTTACATCTGTATCAATAAATTTTACAATTAAAGCATTTGTGATTGCAAAACTATAATATTTAACTTTATTTCCATTTGGTAATCGTATATATTTATTCATCGCATATTCCTTTCTTTTATCCAACTGATCTTGGTCGTAACCATAATCCACCAATCGGTTGATCTATCGGTTCATCTTCACTAATAATTATCATTTTATCTAAACTGTCCAATATACCAACCTTTTCTCCTTTTGAATCAGTAGCCATAATATCACTTCCAACTTGAAGTTTTTCAGTTCTTGCAATATCAGGAATCATTCCAACTGATACTTGTTTATTGTCTCCAATAAACATAGTTGGAACGCCTTGCTCAATATTTAACTCATAATGGTCTTCATTTGAAAAAGAATCTCTAATATAAAATTGAAAATTATAAGACTTGTTATTATCCAAAACTAATTTGCTTGATCCAGAACCAGTAATCCCAAAAGTATCATCACTTGTGTTTTGAGCAAAAGATAAAATATATTCTGAAGGAGTAGAAGATACAGTAACTCCATTAATTACAGAAAAATTAGTAGGATACGAACTCCCTTCTTCTGCATATCTATATCCAACAGTTTTTATTGTGTTCTTTTCAACATTGTTAACTGAAAGTTTTGAAATAACTCCTTGAAAGTCTAAGACGATTTCTGATTCATAATCATTAAGACGTTTTAAATTAATTACAGAAAATCGAGGAAGAGAATATGGTAATACAGTAAAAGATTTTTTAACTGTATCAGAAACATTACCTCTTGAATCAATAGCATAAATACTAATTGTTCCAATTCCATCTGTGTTATATTTACCAAGCTTGCACAAAATTTCTGAACTATCGCTATACTTTTTCTCATACGAATCAATAGCAACTCCATCAACAGATATTATATATTTAATTATCGTGGCTCCATTTTTAGCAACTGCTTTTTTAGCAACTGGGATTCTTACTTTCATTGAGCCATAGTTTTTTATCATGTATGTTTTATTGCCTAACACAGCTTGTGTAGAGGTGTCTTCGTCGCCATAATTAAAATCTGTAAATACTGGATTAGAATTTTTAACATTGATAGTACCTACAAATTTACTTGAGATACAACTTATAGTTTGTTTATTTTCTGTAATTGTTGTTCCACATTCAATTTTACATTTCTTAGAATTATCGTTTGGAAGTTTGGAATAGAAGATAGAAGCATAATTTGACAACTGCCATGTATACGAATTCGCTTGAATAACTTCGTCTGTTTTTAAAATTTCTTCCCAGTTATCAGATTCATCTTTTATATAAAAAGCTAACCATGATTTGTTTTCAGAAGAATTATCAAATGTTAAATTAAGATCGTCTCCTATATTGTAAGAAAATCCTTCATTCAAGTTGGAAATTGAAGCTACAGATTTTGTAGTAAATTCAATATTGGAAGAAGTCGTACTCAATTGAGAATCTTTTCTTTTTACCCAACATTTAAGTTTATATGTCGTTCCCGGTTTTAATGTACTTACGCTTGGTATACTTGCACCTGAAGATGCAGCTCCAGTATAAACAAATGAACCAGAAGTCCCATTAACAGAACCAGGATTGTCAGTCCATTGAGAAGAGTCATTAAGATATACTCTTACCCAGTCTACTGTTTCCGCTGTTCCCCAATTTATTTTAGCGTATGTTTTTCCAACTTCAGCAACAGACCAAGTTCTAATAGACGTATATCTTGGAATCTTGTCTAATGTTACTGTCTTATTCGTATCATACGAACCAATTGAAAAGTTACCATTTCCCCAAACACGAATATTAATCTGCTTAGAGCCATCCGAATTGTGTCCAACCGTCCAATTTTTTGCATATACCAATGTCCATTTGTTTGGATCAGACATCGACACCGAAAAACCAGTTTCGTTTTTCTGGCTGCCACCATTGATTACACAATATGTGTTAACTTTTCCGTAACTTGTATATCCATAATTTGTTCTTCTAAAATATACAGCTACACTAATATTTGAACTATTAGCAGAAGATCCATTGCTTGAAGAAGACCAATTAACCCATCCTTGAATATAACTATTTCCTGTTCCAAATGTCCATGAACCACTTGCCATTCAATCACCTCATCTTTCTAAATTAAAAAAGAGAGGTAATTAAACCTCTCATAAAAATTAACTTGTACCTCCAGACTTAACAAATGCAACTCCTTTTACAACTGTTCCATTAGCATACTTATATGCATTCGTCGTCATTTTGATATAATCAGTATCCCATCCTTTTTCACACAGCAACCTTCGTGTTTTCGTTGTATCTTTATCTATCCAGAATACTTTTTCTCCATGATATAATCCACAAAATTGATCGATCGTCATTTGTGTAGTTTGTCCTGTAATTGGGTTGGTAACTGTTATACCATTTTTGTTAAGCGTAATATTTGTCTGAATATTATATTTACCTTTGTTTTCACCCATATTAAGTTCGGCAAATAAAGCTTCCCATCCATTAGAACTCTGTTGGATTAACGATGCTAATTTATTATTATTTTTATCCGCTGATTCAGCAGTTGCATATATATTACCAGCTTCTACTTTGAAACTTGCCAAAGCTTTTTCTGTTTCTGATATCTTTGCATTTAAGTCTTCCCGTAATTTTTCCAATGCACTATTTGCATCTTCGTAATTTTTAGAAACAGTTTCATTAATTCCTTTCACCGTTTGTGTCAATGTACTTAAATTACCAGAAGTATCAGATAATTGTGACCTTGTTTCATTGAGCGTCATGCTTAATTTATTCATGGAAGAAATGATATTAGATTCATTTAGATAATACAGCTTTCCATCTACAGATTCTTCATAGCCACCGGTTACACTACTGTCATATAATGTTGCCCATGTGACACCATCTATAGAAGTTTGAAGTTTATGATTAAAAACGAATTTGCCATCAGCGAATCTATGCCATATGCGAATATAATCGATATCATTATATATCTGACCAAGATCAATTTCGATACATGTTTTCCCAGTATTAATGACATAATCAGTCTCTGAATAATGATACACAGTATTCCCATCGCCATCAATTGTATAAGATGACAACGTTCCGTCTTTAATATTTTCTATGTTATTAATTGTTATTGTACTTAAAGCTTCATTTTTTGCTTGCAATCTAATAAGAGAACTATCTAATACATTTTCTCCATCATGGGTAATTACATTAATTTCGCCCCAATAGTTCTTATTGTCCACATTATTTCCATCCAGCCAATCTCGAATATATCTAACGGCAGTGACTCCAATATCTTGTTTTTTTGAGATTGACATTTCTATAGAATCTGCCCTTTGATTAAATTCTGACTGAAGAGAATATAATTTTATATCAAAATCTTCCGGAGCTGGTGTCCACGCAGTAGCAATAATACCAGCCTCCAATTTTGCATTGTAAAACCAATATTCTCCAGGAGAGAATATTAAATCTATGTAGTTTGTATTATTATTTTCAATTGTAAATTTCTGAATTAATCTTTGCCACGAAGTAGTAGAAGCAAGATTAAAAGATTGTGTGCCGATTTTTAATACAATGTTTGATGTAGCAGCAGATTTAATAACTATCTGATATACATAATCATCGGCTATTTTAATTGTATTATTTAACCTTAATGTTGCGGTTTCAGTACAAGTCACATGACCGCATGTTATTGTTTCTCCAAGAAGTCCAGAAACGGATGTTGTATCAAAAGTTTTCATGTGACCTCCTTTTTATTAATAGAAGAGGGCAGTAGTAAACCGCCATCTTTTACAAATCTTTTGCTTTAATTCTAATATAGTTCTTAAGAACTTCTGATTGATGTTCTTCTGGAATTTCCATTCCATAATACATTTCGCTAATAGTCTGCGCATTCGTTTCTTTGCTAATCCATACATTTAAGCTATTGCAATATGTAGTATTATATTTTACGAATCCCATTGCAGCAGCAATTAGTTTCTGAATATCTTCAACACAATAGTATATACAAGGATTGCCGTCACTGTGATATTCAATTCGTGTTTCACCGGATTCAATAGTTGCTTGTAATCCGAATATATTAATTTGATCCTTTTCAGTGAGAGAGAAGTGTTGTGTTCCTGTAGACATTTCAACATCAATTCCATTATAAATTGTCTGTTCACAAGCATCTGAAATTTCATTTTTCTTAAGAGTTCTGATTTGCTCTAAGTCGTAATCGTCCACAAGCTTCCACACCTGCCTAATCGCATTCTCTCCCTCTTCCCATCCAGATTCGTAGTGCTGTCCGCTTGGTGCATCTGTCGGCATATCTACGTACACTACCTGTTTATATCCTAACTGTTCCAGTTCTTCCGGGAGCGGATTGTTGATTGTCTTACCATCCAGTGTTATCGTTTTTGGTGCACTCCGAATACACCCGTTTTGTAATTTTGCGTGCATTTTAATCACCTCCTTATCTAACGATAGAATACCGTTACTTTACTGCCTGTTTTGAATAAATTGTTCGTAACGAGCGATATTTCTTTTATGGATTCTACATTCATCAAAAGATTTTGAAATCCTACAAGTTCATTATTTCCTTTTTTTGATATTGTTCCATCCAAAAATCCATTTATAATTTCCGCTGTAATCTTTGTGTAATACTCACTTCCTGCTTTCCTCAGATATGTCAATGGATAATTTGATACTCCTTTATTATTTATTCTTAGTCCATCAGACCCCACTCCGGTGCCACTTATGCTATCATCACCGTTGTTCTCTCTCCCCCAGAATAGTCTGGAATTTTGACTGTAATAACTTTCGCATCTTCTTCCAGAACAACGGTATCTAATGTTTTCCATTCTTTCATCTCTTCTACCTCCTGTCCATTCATAAGCATCATTCTCCGTCTCTCCATCAACTCACGCTCCAATTCTGGCTAGTCAATAGCCCCCTCTAAGATTGATACCTCATATACCTTGTTCGCATCGACCGAAAAGCTACCGATATTAACATTGGATGGATGTACTACCCTTGTTGCCGTTGCACCAGAACGAAAGATAAAATGTACCTCACCAGTTCCCTCACCGATGGTGTATGTAAGACTTTCCATCTCTGGGAATACGTATAGCTTATTCGGTTCGAGCGTTACTGTGGTGTCTGTAGCAAGTTTTTCTACTCTTTCGATGCCACCTGTTTCTATGGTGATTGCAACAGCTTCATTGCCATCATAGGTGTAGGTTTGACCGCCATATGTGATGGTTAAGGATTGTGGGTTGGGAAGTTTGGTTGGTACTGTGGGAATGGTAGGAAATTTACTTTCTGTATATTTTGAGATATTCTTAATTTTTACATTTTTTATTTTTTGTTCGGTATTATCCCAGAGCAGAAACACATCTTCTGCTCCAGGAGAGGGTTTATCTTCATATGAATTAAATAATTTATTCCCCATATAAAATAAGACCTCCTTTACATTAAAATAATTGTGTTATTCTGTTCATCAACAATATAATTACCATCTTGATCAGTCAAATAAACTTCAATTCCACCAACAAAATAATAGTCTTCAAATTCAAGCGTGTTGGAATTTCTAAGTAAATTCCGTCCACCAATTTTCAACGAATCTAAACTATTTTTTGTCATATAAGTTTTTTCAACTTCTTGTTTAAAAGACTGAGAATCTTGTTGTAGCTTTGTAATATTGTTATTTGCATCTGTAACAGATTGTTGAATCTGTTTATTTGTCTGAATAATTTCTGTGATATTCTTTTCGTTGTCAGTAACTTTACCTTCAATTTCTTCGGCACGTACAGATAATTCTGCTCGTACTTCATTCGCAGCTTCCCAAGACGTATCACAATATGGTTCTGTATATACAGTGCTAGATGGATTACTATAGACAATTTTATTCCTTGTCCACATATATTTTCCAGCTTCCCAAGATGGGGCAGTATTATCAATCCATGATCCATTTGTTTGAGTTGTTTTAGAAGAAGAAAGATAATATTGAGGAGTAATAGATACAATACCTGTACCTGTTTCACCCTTTTCACCAATACCATTTTCTCCTTTTGCTCCTTGGATACAAACCGGATTTGACTCAGATGTTGTCCCATCCGCTTTTGTAGTTACTGTTTTACTCCAAATATATTTTCCAGATTCCCATATAGGCGTTCCAGAATTCCATTCTCCACCAATTAGTGAAGTAGAAGATGTTGATACATAGTACTGAACTTCAGAACCTGTTGCACTTTCAGATTTTGTCGCATATGTTTTACTTGCAGAAAGATTAATTTCTTTAGCACTTTCCGAAATAGCGGTTTTCATTTGACCATTCGTAGGATAATCTTTCAATTTGTCATTAGTTACATAATTCTTAGTGACCTCTTGTCTAAATCCTTCCGCAGTTTGTTCATTTGTAGAAACCCTTTCAGATAATTCTTGAACTGTAGATCCATCTGCTTTTTTCTCAACTTTAGATTGTACATCTGATACAGTAGAAGTAATTCCTTCTATTGTAGTTTTTTGTTCTGCTTGTTGGTCACGAATAATTTTGATGGTTGTTTTATCATAATTGTCAATCGAATTTGTAATATCACTTTGCCAAACTTTATCTGTGATACTTTTATTTACAGCATCGACCTTTGAAGATACACCTGATATTGTTTCAGTAATTTCATTTATCTTTTCATTTACTCCATCAGCATCAGTTAACACAACAACTGTCTGACTATCTAACTCGTTTGTTATACCTCCAGATGCACACAAGATACATTTAATAGATGAGATAGAAGAGGAACTAGGAGTATATGTAACGGTATGTTCGTCTTTTGCAGATGTGTACTTTGTACTATACTTTAGACCGTCTATAGATTCTGAAATTAAGAACCGTCCAAGATAATCATTTCTTGTATCAGATTCTCCATCTTTATAATAAGAAGAGAATACAATAGTAGAAGGAGTTAAAGTGTTATCTGTATTCTTTTTGATTACATAAGTTGATGTATCTAAAGAGAATAATCTAGCATTCTGACCACTTTGACCCGGATTTCCTGCTTTGGCTTTTGTCCATATAAAATTCTTTACTATGGTTTTTTCTGAAATTGTAAATGTAAGTGGAATAGTACCATTAAGTACGTTATCTCCACCGAGATTTGAATTCTTCGCAACATTTAATATAATCTTACCAGTTGTCGTTTCTGTGGAATCTATAATTTCTCCAACAGTAATACCTGATGGCAATACACCAACAGAAACTGTACAAGGAGTTTGTGTCAATCCAACATAACCAACAAAAGGAATTTCAATTAACATCGAAATGCTTGTATATCCATTATTTGTACATGGAATATTTTGATTTTCATTCCCCACAGCAATGTTGAAGGATGGCTCAAGATTTGAGATATCTTCTTTAACGGATTTAATATCTTCTTTGATAGATGTAAATTCAACATTAATACCTTTACCATTAATAAGAACTTTTCCAGCATCAATATTCCCATTTTCATCCGCTTCAACGATATTAAAATTGAACTTCTCCTTACCTAATGTACCATTAGCAACCATATCATTTTTAATTAACCCATCAGAAATAGCAGATTCTTTAATTCCTGATGAATCAATCAAAACACCTTTACCAGTTTCATCATACAAACAAAAAGTAAAATTATTATTTGTATCTCGACCAATCTGGATTCTAACAATATCGTTTTGGTCTTTGAACTGCATCGTATTTCCAACAATTTCAAGTGAGCCGTCATTTGATTTAACATGGAACTTGTCCGTGTCAATCTCACTTGCTTTTAACATAGAAACGGTGATATTGGCAGCAATTAAATCTCTGATAACCGCTTCATCAATTTGTACATTTTCAGCGGTGAGTTTGATGATATGTGCCATTTCAGAACTGATGTTACCTGCAAGAAGATTATCTATTTGTGCTACAAGAGCTTGTAAATCTTTAAACTTACCACTACCGGCAACAATTGTATCAGTAGAAATAAATTTAGATTGTAGGTATTCAAAGAATGCATTTTCTCCAACAATATCTACAACCTTGATCATCTTTGCATTAAGTTCAGAAATAGAAATACTTCCACCATTTGAGCCTAAATAAGAACCAAAATTATTGTTGATAATATTATTCAATTGATTTTGGAATGCACCAGATTGAACTAATTTCTGAATAAGAGCAGGAGTGAGAGATACACCTTCATTATTAAGATAATTGTTTGAAGAGGAACTTCCGGTCGAAGAGTTCTTAGAGGAACCACCGGACTGATTTAAAATATATGCAATATCATCACGGGATGATCTGCTTTGAATCATATTAGAAAATGTAATCTGAAGACTATTATCATAACATAATGGATTGTATTCCATTGATATAATTCTAAGTTTTACAACATAATCATCACGCACACTGAGATACAAATAATCTCCAATGTTAAGCTTTTCCGAATACTCTTTGAATGTATACAACCCTAAGAAATTATCAAGATCTGTAGTGTATTGATATTGAGGATGGCTTGTAATATACAAATCATCTTGAGCAGCATTCAATAATTTTAACTGTTCATCTATGGCAGTCACAGAATCATCAGAAGAAGTTAAGAACATGTTTTCATTAGAATAATCTCCATCGACATAAATATGAGAGAGTTCTTCTAAGTCATCGACTGTAAATGAAATCTCTGATTGAGAAAGAGCTATATAATTTCCTTCTTCATCTGTAATATAATTTCCATCTTGATCCATGATATATCCATCGTCGTCGGTTGTAGAAGCATGAACCCATGTTTCTTTTGCAACAGACTTTGCGATTTCTTTTCTCGCTTTATCATAAGAGTCTTGTAATTTTTTCAGCTCATCAATTTCAGCTTTAATTTTATTGTAAAACTCCATACAAGAGCCTTCATAGTTAGGATCAAGTTGATGAACAGCATCAATATATTTATTGTATAACTCAGTATGATAATCCTCAGTATGACTATTTTTATCATTTTCAGGATTGTACGGCTCTGTACATTTTTCATCTTCTGCAACTTTCTTCTGCTTACGATACCATATTAATTTATTCTCCAATTCATCTAAACCATACAATTTCCAATCTGTCTTGTAAGAATCAATATAATCTTCAAATTCTTGACCGGATGGAAGATTACGGTTGTCCATTTCAATTTGAATAGATGGAAGAATAACGTTTTTGATTTGATAATAATCATTCGCATCCACAGAATTTTTTAAAGCAGTTTCATCAAAATCGCCATTCTCATCAACATAGTAAGACTCATAACCTTTGAGTTGAGCTTTGTAATTCTCTTGTGCTTCTTTTAATTTGTCATCGCCGAAAGAAGACCAGTCCGTAGAACAGTCGTCCAAAGGGACTTTATTCGTTAATTCAGAGATTTTAGCGTATTGTTTGTTATACAGCCGTGTATTCTCTATATAATTATTTCGATTACTTTCAACATCCTGTGACCACAATTTATACTTTGCTATGACTTCCGATGAAAGATACCTTTCATTCAGATAGTTCTCTAAATTTTCAATATAATTGTGACCAAAATTGACGTATTCAATACCTAATTCATTTGAGCCTTGAACATGGTATCTAGTGAAGATATTTGTATCATCAATTTTAATATTATTTGATTTCTGAAAATTTCTAAAACTAATATTTACATTTGTATCTTTCCCGTAATTCTCTGGATGGTAAGCATTTATCTGCATTTTGTCGAAATCAAATTCAAAAATACATTTAAAAAACTTTGCAGCATCCTGAGTCAAGAAAGAATATAAATCCTGACTGTCAACATCAAACACGCCAATCTCATCAGCAAGTAATGTCTGCTTTTCTTTTCGTACACCCTCATCGAAATATTCATATGATTTTGGAACAGTATCTACATATCCAACAGTCCAACCAGTTACACCAGCAGCCTTTAAACATATATCAAGAAAACTTAGTTGTGGATTTGAAGCATTGTAAAATTTAATTTGTTCTTTGGCAAATTCAACATCGCCAACCATCTGAACATTTCCGTCTACTAACATTTCATAAGAATCAGTAGTACCTTGATTTACTTTAAAGTTATGAAGATTATGTTGCTGAAATTCAATTTCTGCTGACTGTGCTGCAATAGAATATTTGTCAGTATAACTATCATTATCCTCCTCCGGCGGATCGATAATAAACCATCCATATCCATCAACATAGAGGCGCATGAACAATGAGATTAATCTAAAAGCACGATTTTCCTTTTCTACGGTTTCGTTTGTAATAGGACTTGTATAATTAAGTGTTCTAGAAATATCAAAAGAAAGTTCATATGTATTTGACAGTTTTTCTGTCATTTTAAATGTAGATTCATCAATACCAGTAAGAGCACATATCTTTTTATTATTTGGTGTACCAAGATAGATATTTGGTTTTTCAGGCTGATTGTATTTATTAAATTTAGTATTCAATATTATTCACCAACCTTCCGAGCCTCAATATGTTCAATTGTAAATTCACAATTTCCATGAAACATGATAGAATTATTCCCATTCATTAATCTCAACCAATACATATATCCAATATCTGAAATTCCAAGTTTATCATATGTAACCATGCGTCCAATAGAATCTTCAATGGTCATATTTTTACAGTCAATAACCACATCCAAATCTTTGTATACTTTCATATACATAAATCCACCAGAAATTATTTTGTATTCTTTTGTATCGGTGTTATAGAAAACAGTACACAATGTTTCGCAACCATAATTATTAATGAGTTTAAATTGAACTCCTGTATCATTGCAAATAGAAACAATATTAAAAGCACCTTTGCCTGTATATTCTAAATCGTATCCATTCAACTTCGCATAATTTTCTGCCTTATCTATAATCGCATTAAATACATCGTCGCTTGCTACCGATAATTTACCGTTTTCTAATAACGTATAATCGCTTTCATTACAAATAAAAATTTCTTCATCTTTTATTGGATGAATTTTAATAGTAGGGTAGGAGTAATCATTTAAATCATCCCCATCATTTTTGACTAACATATTTTTATATGTTGTACATGCACAAGAATTTGTTATTATATCCGTCCATGCAAATGAAGTAGTACATTTAAAATGCAACTTTAATCCGTATACTGTTCCATAAGCTACAAACGTTTCTACATTTGAAAACCATCCTTTATATCGCCATTCTTCTAAATTACCATCTTCATCTGAGAATCTAATCCATTCAGGATAATGAGAAGATGTTAGCCATCTGGTTATTTCTCTTAATTCACTCTTTGTAATTTCCATTTCTGTCTGCATTTGATATTTACACGTATCTTTTAAAATATGTAAATCAAACTCTAATGGAGCAGACCATGTATCATAGAAATAGTTTGGTTCTATACGATATCTTGTTGATTCGCCCTTTTCCATATCACGTTCAAGCCCAAGTGATTTTGATGGGTCGGAATCATATTCCACAGATATGTATTTTATGTTTAGTAAATCACTTATTCTTTTCCCACAAAATGAGAAATCACTAAATTGTTTTGCCATGTCTCTCACATCCTTTCATATTTTTATATGTAATAGAAGAGAGCAGTTGTGACACTGCTCCCTCTTAATTATCTCCGAATCTTTGTTCCAACTTTTCGAGCTTCTTTGATCATCTGCTTAGACGTGTATTCATATGATCTCTTCAGAATATCTTCCAATCCAGGTAATGCATCTTTGTCTACGTTTCCTTCAACATTCAGCAATGAGTCATAATGATTCTCAACCGTCACATTACCCATTCCCTTACCTTCTAACTGACTGATAACAGAAGCAGTAACATTACTAAAATCTGGCACAGCAATACTCTGCATATTTTCCATATCATTGACATACTCTTCAATTGTTCTACCATTGATGATCATGTTTCCGTTGTTATCAAGCTGATCAGAAAGAGCCATGAGTTTTTCAGTCGCTGTATGTTTGATTACACCAGTGCCTTTTTCAAGCTTGGTGATTCTACCACCCTTGCCATTAGGAATCTGAAGTTCACGACCTTCTTCATCCACAATAGCAATTTGATCTCTGTCAACTCCCGGAGTACCTTTCGCATATCCGCTAATCTGACTTAATCTTACCCATCCTAAATCTCCATATCTTCCGTCCCTAGCTTTGATATGGACTTTAAGATCTCCTGTGTACCTAGCATTTCCACCAAAGTCCTTACTAGAATAGCTGTCAATTACAACACCATTCTTGACACCAGAATATAAACTTCCGGCAGGTCTTTTCCCCCAGGAATCGTAGTAATATTTTCCATTAAATGTTACAACATCACCAACTCTAGGTATTCCGTCTCCACCTTTATTTGAAGGAATTACTGGTTTTGGAGGATCTGGCTTCTTTGTAACGGTAACAGCAATAGTCTTAGAAATTCCAGATCCGTCAGTTGTAGATACTGTTACTTGACATGAACCCGGCTTCTTACCACTAATCGTTCCATTTGATACTGTAGCAATAGCAGTATTACTTGACTTCCAAGATAATTTCTTATTGGCAGCATCATTAGGTCTGATTTTCGTAGTAACAGAAGTAGACTTTCCTTCTTCAATAGATACTGATGACTTAGATACTGTAAGCTCTGCAACAGGTCTATTTGTTGTATTTTCAGGCTTCATAATATTTTCAGTTATCTTATCGTTCTTTGAAGCATTGTCTTTGATTCCGCTTGTATCTGTACCAGATGCAGAACTAGATGGTTTGCTGTTTGCTGTCTGCTGAGATTGAGATGCGTTAGACGCTTGATTCTGTGCACCCGTCTGAGATGACATCTGAGACTGATTGTTATTGAAGTCATTGCTTCCAACCCAACCAGTATTCTTGATGATAGAATTGATTTTGCTGTAAGCTTCCTGATACATTCCAACTTGCTTGTTGAGCATACTTTGGATGATCTCATTTTGCTTATCTGCATTGTGGGAGATTTCATATTCGGTATCTTCGAGCATCTGATTTAGATCATCAGATATCTTGTCGTAACCTTTGGAGATGAGGTCATTACGATGGTCACGCTTAGTATCGTCAAGCGTTTGCTGTGCATCACGGAGTTGTTCTTCTAATTTCTTTTTCTTTGCCAAAGTGGCTGCATCATTCACACCTTCTAATGCTGCAATCTGACTTTTCAATGCATTTACATCATTTGACTGTTCACGAATTTTGCGATCATAGGAATAATACTCTTCCTTAGCCTGAGTTGCCTCTTTCCTCTTGCTGATCACTTTTTGAAGTGCATCGACCTCAGTTTTCAAAGCATTCTGATATAAATCAGTCAAACTCTTCTGATAAGATTTTACATCACTTGTAGAAGATTGAAGTTCTTTGCGGTATTCCGCAGATTTTTCATTATATTCTTTAAGTGAGATAACACCATTATCATAAAGTTCTTTTACTTTCTGAAGTCCGGTTGTGAGGTCAGAAATTTTCTGTTTTGCATTTCCGATACTCTGAGAGAGAAGAGTAATCTGAGCTAATCCTTCATCAGTGATTCCGCCCTTTTTATCTAAGAAAGCATCGTCATTTAAAAGATCTCTGAATCCTTTCAACTCAGTTTCCAAATCATCGTAGCCTTGAATTGCATCTTCCAGATTTTTGATTCTGAGAGAATAGATAGAGTTCTTTAAATCTTCGTTGTCTTTCATAAGGTCAAGAGTAGATTCATCAAGTTTCTGAATTTCCTCAGCATATTTCTTATAGTTGTCCGAATTTACATCTTCGGTCGCTTGTCGTTTTAGCCAAATAGCTCTAGCTTGCTGGTTCTTACGAATTGTGTCATTATTGTTGTCAAGTCTTTCCTGATATACTGATTCTGGTACAGTTTCATCTTTTGCTTCAAGAAGAGAAGCATACTTATCCAATTTATCAGAACGTCTTTGGAAGGTATCGATAATCGTCTGAATTGCATCAACTCTTAACTGTACAAGTTTATCCTGTAACTCAATAAGTTCTTGTGATGCTTTATAAATATTTGCCGTAAAATCATTAAGATTTTTCTGTGCAGACCTATAATCTTCAGAACCCTTCTTCAATGTCCCGGAAGTAATCTGAGAATTGACTTCCTTCTGATATGCATCAAGCTTTTTAGTAAGCTGATTGATAGTATCTTCCTGTGCCTTGATAGACTTATTGATACTGTTAATATTGTCTTTATTGTCATTTGCTACGCCATAAGCAGAGTTATAGCTAATTTTAGCATCAAGCTTATCCTTTAATGAATCGTTTATCTCAACGATAGTATCATATTCTTTTTCGATGATTTCTAATCGTTTCTGGTAGAGTTCATTAAGTTTGTCTTGAAGATCGAGGACTTTATCTTGTGCAGATAGACCTTTTTCGTAGTAATCCTTGTACTTAGAGATTTTATCTTTAAGATTGTCATCGGTAATTGATTCAATATTAAGAGTACCATTTTTAATCTTGTTGACATATCCTTGAGCAAGACCAAGAGAATTTGCTTGAGCAAAATATTTATTCGCTGCATTTTGGTTTGTAGTGATTTCATTCTGAGTCTTTGTGACCGCATTTACAAGTGCATTCTGCTTATTAGCCAATCCGACCGCACGATCAACAGCACTTGTGGCTAACTCTGTCAGTCTAGAAGTTCTTGAAAGCAGAGTTTCAATCCAATCTAATAATTCTTCAGATTTTTCTGCGGAATCAGATGAATCAGGATTTGAATTGGATTTTGTGTTTGAGCCAGAACTTGATTTCGCTTTTGAAGTGTTTGATTTTTTAGATGTGGCTTTCTTGGTAGAAGAACCAGAACCTTTTACGTTTCCGTTTCCTACATTTCCCATTGTCCATGTTCCAGCAGAATATGCTGTACCATTTGCATAGTTTTGACCTACAACTCTAGCACGTCCACCACCAGAAGTTACGTGTCCATATTTAAACAGTTCCTCTGACTGCTTATGGTTAAAAATTATGTCGCCAGCTCTAAGGTTTACGAATTCAGCTCCATTATCACCAAGAGTGATGTATTTTCCATTTCTGACTAAAGTTTCACGACCGAGTTCACCTACAAGTGCAGTTTCGTTTTTCTTGACACCCCAATTGCCACTTGCATAAGAAGAACCCATAACATGAGCAGAACCTTGGTAATGAGCAGTACCATTGAATTTCGGCTTACCGGATGTGTCATATTTTACTTTGACCGTTACAGAGCCAGGAGTAGGCAATTTCGGAACACTCCAATTAACCCTAACGGTCTGAGGAGATTTAACCTTTGGTTTCTTTCCAGTATAATTAACTTTAACTGTTTGTGGACTTTTAACTTTTGGCTTTTTGCCATTATATTTAACCGTCACATTTTGAGGAGATTTAACCTTCGGTTTTTTACCACCATATTTTATAGTAACATTTTGAGGACTCTTAACTTTAGGCTGTTTTCCAGTATATTTAATTTTAACTTCTTGAGGAGATTCGACTTTTGTACTGGATGTATCTAATGAAGGCTTAGAAGACTTCTTGTCAGATGACTTAGAAGAATTTTCATCCGGTACAATCTTTGCTTTAATTTCAGGAGTCATTCCCTTCAAAGCACTCTCAAGAGACTCTTTTGTAGAAGTATCTATCTTTACATCTGGAACAATCTCAAGAGAACCATCTTTTGATTTACCTTGTAATTCACCAAATAAATCATCGACCTTTTGCTTTGCTTCATCAAGTTTGCTCGTATCAATTGCAACACCAGCATCTTGCATTTCTTGCATAGCGTTTACTTCGTTTAATGCAGTCTGATATTCTTGCAATTTAGTAACGGTATCTGCAACTCCAGAATCCAATTTGCTCACATCTACGTCCATAATTACAGGTTGAGAAGCAAGTTGCTTTTGTTGAATTAATGTCTGAAGAATAGTAATGGCATCTTGTGCGCCTTCTGCATGAATGTCAACCGTACCATCTTCACCTTTAAACTGATCAAGATTTCCTTTCGCTCTTTCGATCTGTGAATTTAAATTATCAATATCTGTAGTATTAAAATCAAAATTCAAATCAAGATTACCATTTTGCATTTCTTGAAGATGCTGTTTTGCTTCATCCGCTTTTTGGGTCATCTCTTCAATAGACTGATTAAAATCTTGCGTACCGTCTTTACTTCCAACTTCTACATCAGTGTATTCCTGCATTGCACGAATCAATGCTTGAACGGCTTCTGTGCTGATGTGGAATCTCTTGGCAATGTCTTCATCATCAATGTTGAATTTAAGCTTTCCATTTCCTAAATCTTCAACCCATCCAAGATTTTCTGAATCAGAGATTTGTTTCATCTGCGAAACAAAATTATCAATACCAGATTTGTCTCCAGTAAAGAATTGATCCATTGCGGTTTTGCCACGTTGGTAAGCATCAACAAGTTTATCTATAGGAGCAGTAGATAAATCTTCATCCGAATAATATTGTGCAATTGCTCTGAATTCATTAGTATTATAGCGACCCTCTTTATAAAGTTCTTCGCCACGACTCTTCATGGTATCAGAAACAGTACGGAACATATCGCCTTCTTCACCATTTGACTGGGCATTTACCCATTTTTGATAAGCAGAAGTTGCACCATCATAAGCCGAAGAAAGTTCTTTAACCGTTTCAAGTTGTTCTTTAAGACTGTTTACCTGAGCAGTTGCAACCATGTAATCATCAGAACCTTCTGCATATTTCTTCTGTTCCATGATAGCTGTATTCAATTGCTCTTGTAATGTTTTTTCTTGTTCTAAGAACTTATTCTTTTGCAAAGCTTCTTGCTGTGCTTGCAATTCTCTTAATGCTTTTGCATTTAAGTGAACACCATTTGCAGTTTTTTCAAACAGAACGGAAGGATCATATCCATCAAGAGAAGAAAATGCAGATTTAATATCAACCAAGTCTCCAGTGATATTCCCTTCGTCATCCAGTTCAATTCCAAGACCTTTTCCAGACACGTTGTTTGCCAAAGCAGCATTTAATGCATCAACAGAATTAATTGCGCCAACAGCAGTAGTTTGGAATTCTTCAAAATCATTCTCAAGCTTAGTTACTCCGGAACTACTTTGTCCAAGTGCATCCAGTTCATTTTTTAAATCAGATACACTAATACCAGCTTTATCACAAGCAGATACTAATTCAGGAAAATCTTTTTTAAGACTATCAACAGATACATCTTGACCTTGACGAATTTTATCGACAAGAGATTGTTGTGCTTTAGCAAAGTCTTTATTATCCCAAATCTTTTCCAAGGCTGCTGCTTTTTTAGCCACAGGGTCATTATTTGTATAATCATCTAAAACTTTGGTGAGATTGTTATACATTGCTTGTTGTTTAGAAGTTAGACCAGATTTAAGATTGTCGTTCTCATCTAAAAAGTTATCTCTAAGTTCTTGGAGTTTCTTTATTTTATTAGAAACAGTATTTTCCCATTTATCAATACTCTTAGAATTTTTATTTAACTCATCTTGGATGGAATTTTTACTTTTCTTTGTTTTCGCAGAATCGTAATCATTAAGAAGCTTTTCACGTTTATTTTTTAATTTGTTGAGTTTATCAACTTCGTTCTGAGCAGCAGTAATCAAATCTGTTCTTTTATAAACAGTTCTTTTTACACCATCTACATCGCCACGTCCATTTGAAGATATTTCTTTTTTTGATGTATGGTCTATAAAATGGTTTTGTTCTAAAGCAGTCATTGATTCCTTAACTGCTTTTTTTGATTCTGTATTTGCTAATTTATTTTTTAAATCAATTTGTAATTGTAATTCTTTTGATTGTGATTTTAAATTATCTAGTTCTGATTTTTCCGTAAAAGTAAGTTTATCTTTATTATTTAATTCTTTTATCTTATCTTTCGTTGCAGAAAGCTCGTCTTGAAGAGAACTTAATTCTGATTTTGTTTGTTCAAAACTTGATTGTGCAGTTTGAGCCTTTTCTAATGATGTGTCGAATTTTTTAATATGGTCATTTGCTTTTTTAAAAGCAAATGCAACTCCAGCAACAGCAGCAGTAATTGCTAATATTGGAGCCACTGAAATTAAAAAACCTTTTAACGCAGTTCCAAAACTAACTGTTACACCTGTTGCGGTTGCTTCTTCCGCTGCAAGACCTGCTGTCGCAGTTTCCATAGCAGTCATCGATTGACTTGACGCTTCTGTAGCTCCTTCAATATCTTCCACAGCAGATACGACTGATGAAGATGCAGTACCTACAGTTGTTACAGCAGAACTACTTTTTGATGCAGCATCACCTACTTCTTCAATAGCAGAAGAAGCTTCTTTTGCAGCTTTAGCTGTTTTAGTATATGGCTTATCTAAATCGTCAGCAAATTTCGATTCTTTTAATAAATTATTTGCTAATCCTTTACTTATATTAGAATCTTTAAAGAAATTATTTACATCTAGAATGTCATCAAATCCATTGATAGTAGACAATAATTTTTTCTTACTAGATTTTTTATTCTCCCCTAAAACAGATTTTATAATTGCTTGTGGCAGCTTAACGTCTGTACTTGATTTTCCTATATTTTTATACAGCAGTGTGATATAATTAAGTTTAAAATAGTATTAGGAGGATTAGAATATGCCTGTTGTAATATTTTTATTTATATTAGTTATTTGCATTATTTTAGATGCTATTAATGGACAAACAAAAGGATTATTTATATTAATAGGAGTTATTTTTATATTTATTGTAATGTCTATGATTGGATCAAATTTATAAATTGATTTTTAAATTATTTTAAATTAATAAATACAATAAACTATAATTCACGTAATATGTTATAATAATATATAAATTATTATGAAGCGAGGTTAAAGCTATGTCTTTATTAAAATGTCCAGAATGCAACAGTGATGTATCAGAATATGCAGAATCATGCCCAAATTGTGGATGCCCAATAAATATTATTAAAGAAAAACAAAATCAATTATATACCATAATTAATGGTAAAAAACGTGATGTCACTTATTATGTTACAAGGATATTAGATAATTCTTATAACAATGATATTGACGAATTACAAAAATTCTATGACAGATTTAGAAGCGAGTTTGGAATTCAGCCGTTCAATTTTGTAAAGAATGTGAAAACGTTGGGAACAGCTCCAAAAGAATACAATGGAACATTGTATGTACCACCTCAGCCAACTCCAACCATAAACCTTCCTCATTGCCCATATTGCCGTTCAACCAATATCAAAAAGATTTCCGGCACAAGTAGGGCAGCATCGGTAATTGGCTTTGGAATTCTTTCAAAGAAGATTGGAAAGCAGTGGTATTGTAATAACTGCAAGAGTTATTTCTAGAGAGGTGTTTGATTATGGCATTAATAAATTGTCCTAATTGTGGGCGATCTAATGTTTCTGACTCAGCAGAAAAATGTCCTGAGTGTGGTTATAATATAAAAGCTCATTTCGAAGAAATTAAAAAGGAACAAGAAAATATCGAAAAACAAAAAATAATAGAAGATCAACGTAAACAAAAAGAAGTTGAACAAAAGACAGAAGATGAGAAACAAATCGAATGTCCAGAATGCCACAAATTATTTTCTGCCAAATCTTCAATTTGTCCAAATTGCGGACTTTCTTTAGATAATAAAGAAAATGTTAAAAGGCTAAATGAGATAAATAAACTTGAACAAGTAGTGAAGAATAATAAATCACTTCTTATCAAATGCACTTTATGGATTTTAATATATATTATATTATGTATTGGATCGTCAATTATATTCGCTCATCTTGGATGGGATACATTTACTGAAGGCATTGTTTTCTTCTTTGGCTTAATAGCATTTGTTTTATTATTAATAACTGCTGGTATTTTATATGCACACTTTGAAGATGAATCCAAACTCAAACTAGCAAAAGAAGATTACGATAAATATCTTGAGCAAAAGAAAGAAGCGCAAATTCAGGCAGAACTTTCTTCAATTGAAAAACATCAAAAATATCTTAATAATGCACAGTGCCCATATTGTCATAGTAGAAATACTAAAAAGATATCCACAGCAAGCAGAGCTACATCTGTTGCTTTAGTTGGTATCGCAAGCAAGAAGATAGGCAAGCAGTGGCACTGTAATAATTGTGGTAGTGATTTTTAAAGGTAAAATTTATGTCAAAAACAATATTAACATTAGATGAGATAAACCTTCTAAAACATAGCGAAGAACCAAAGAAAGAAGATTTATATGGGAATTTGTATAAAATTCTTTGTGAACTAAGAAATCCAAAAGCAATTACTTTAGAAAATTTACATCTAAACAGTAAAGGCGAAGCAGCTCTAACATATAACAAGAAGACACTTATTGATACTGTAATTAAAGAATGGTATGCTGAAAATGTCAGTGAGAGTGATCCGGATAAAGTTACGAGATGCGAATTATGCAATACACCAAATAAGTATATTTACTTTATTCGGAATCGTTTAAACAATGAAGTGTTAAACGTTGGATCTCATTGTATAACAAAATTCCCTGGGATGGCTGGATATATAGAACAGCACAAACAATTATCGGGAATTAAGAACAACCATAAAATAATTGCTAGAAGAAATGAATTTCATGATCAAATTCCTGATATAGACAATATCCTTTCTGAATTAGATGAATATAAAGCTTCCATTCCTATTGCTTTATCAACTAAACTACAAGAAGATTTAGATGAGACAATTGTACGTATTCGTAAAATATATACAACCTATGTTAACACTGGAAAGAAAATATATACCACAAAATACTCTGTATTCGAATTGTTTAAAATTAACTATGATCATTACAATAAGTTAAAACTACTTATAAAAGGGCACGTCGAGAATAACAGAAGTAATCCTTTTGTTTGTAATAGAAGAGAAGTCGAATGGCTAAAAATGAACAATTCGAAGATATTAAAACAAATACAAGACAATAACGGAATCTATAAGCAAGATACTATTCAAGCTGTTTGCAATGCTGATTTCATAAAGGATAATATTAATACCATTTTAAAACAAGGAAAATTACTTCATAGTTACATTGCAAAAATAACTGAAGCATCTATCCATATAACATATGATAAGCAGGGATATGATGATTATTTAAGAATGAATATTTTGATATCCGACTTCATGATAAAGATTGGTGCAAAAACTTTGTTTGACAAGAATTTTACATTTTCAGATGATGATTTAATTTCGATCGCTAAAATGGAAGATTTAATAGACAATTTACAATCAATAGTTAATCACTTATATAAAATAATGAAGAAATCTGGATATGCTCTATTAATAGATTACCGAAAGAACATGTTAATATTATATCGAAAAAATGATAAAGCAATCCGCAATTTCAAACCTTATCCTTTTATGAATTCATATAAAGATTATATGTTTTCCGACGAAGAAAAGGTCAAATATTTCATAAGAAGGATGATAGGATCTAATACAAGCAAATGGATATCTTTGGAAGAACAAATAAAATATGATACAAACTTTTATGTTTGGACATTATATGAAGAACAATGGGTTGACCATATATAAGGAGAGAAGAGTAGAGGGTAAAATTTTCTCTACTCTTTCTTTTTGAACATAATAATAAAAGAGCAGTGTGATTACTGCTCTGATTGTTACTTTTGTTCTTGTAATTCCTCTATCAACATTTGCTCTATACGAATAACATCTGGTTGAGTTGGAGTAAATTTAACACCATGTCTCATAAGATTAATTATTTTCATTGCATTAGATTCAATAAATAATAACTTTTTCTTATCCTTTATTTGCATAAAAGTATTTTGCTTTATATATGGATTCATAATATATTTTTCCGTAATAGGAAACATATCTTGAAACAAAAAAGCCTGTTCAATACCATTCACTTTAATTATTTGAATATGATCATGCTTTTTATTTTTATTTATTTTCTGCTGAATAATATCTTTATATTTATCTATCTTACTACTACATGGTATTACCCATAACAAATTCGTTTTACTATCTTTAAATGCATAATAATGTGGTCTTTGGGTATCCGCTTTATTAGCTTTTAAATACTTGTCTCCTATAAAATCAAAGAAAGCATCTTTTATAAAGTACATCCGTCCATCAACAAATTCCATAATTAATTTTCCTCTTTAGAATAATATAGCCCTCTTCATAAGAAGAAGGCTATATACTTAAACATTGCCTATTTAATTACACGCATGACAATTAGCGAGAAACTGATACACTGTCTACTTAATAATGCGCATAACAGTTAGCGCCATACTTAAACATCATAAAAATTTTAAATTTAAAACAAACATATATTTCTTATTTGTTTGATTTAATTATACCCATTCCATGGGGAAAATGCTACACAAATAATACACAAAAATATAATAGTTTTATTGTGATTTTTGCCATTAGACATATTAATCTAATCATATTTGACACATTTAACACCAACATCTTAGCACAATCTTAGCGCATTACATCTTGAAATGTATACTAAATATGGTATATTATTAATGCATCTTTTACTTATGAGGTGATTTATATGAAAATTGATGACTTTTTATTCATCTGTCGCATAAGTCGGAGGTACAAAGGATACCGATATATCAAATATGCGATTGAATTAATTAACGAAGTGGAAGATGATGAGATATATCTTATCACAAAAGACATATATCCTTCCATTGCAAAGAAATTCCATACATCTACAATGGTCGTAGAATCAAACATTCGTACAGTCGTGCGACATCTTTTTAATGAACAAAAAGATATTCTAAAACCAATATTCGGTTATATTCCAAATAAATGTCCATCAAATGCACAATTTCTAGATGCGCTTGCTTTTGCATATAGAGAATCATGTAAAAATCCGAACTTCATACAATTAATCGTTTGACTTATTTTCTGAATGTATGTTTACACCTAGAGAAAAATACATTATAATTACTTTATCTCAAACTATGACTGGTCTGAGACACGATATTATATCTTGGAGATTGGATATTTTTCTAATCTCCAAGATTGTTTACAGTTATTTATTCTCTATAAAAGAATAAATTCATTACTTTATCGATGGTAATGTATCGGAAGTTTTATAATACGTATTTCTACGCCACACTTGGTTGTTACATATATAGTGCAACAAACATATTACTTAAACTTTTCTAAATCGCAATATGCACTATACCTTAAAAGATGAATAATATTTATGGCAATTATTCTCTCCGAGGATGGGTATGTCTCTGGGGATACTATCTGTAAAAATATGTCACCATATACCATTATGTCAGATATTGTCCTGCTTATTACCTCTCATATATATTCTCTATATAGCACTTAGAAGTCACAATATTTTCATATTGTTATTCATATGCATCCAATTATTTTTTTCAGTTTCCATAACATTTACGTTATTCCTCACGGACATGCGCTTTAGTATAATTGGTTTAACAAGGTTTCAAGCGATATGCTCCTCTATGATGTAAGAACTTTAAGACACATCATGCTCCGCCATTTGAAATATAACGCCATTATGCTATATTTCTTATGTCGGCTAGACCCACTATAGGATATGTTAATATAGGAAAATTCATAGTGGAAACTCTGTGATTTCTGAGTTCATCTAAGTCTTTAAAGAATTTAAAAGCACCAAATCCTGTGCCTGCAATACCAGCAGTTACTAATGGATTCTGTGTCAATACATCTAATACCTTAACAAATCCTGTCAAAGCATTAGTCGCAGTTACAATTACATCACTATTAGCAAAATTTCCAACAAGTGATGTAAAGGCATTGGAAAGTTTATTTATACTACCTTCCCAGTTATTTGCTGATTTTTCAGCTTCTTCCGCAGCCGATCCAGTTCCTTCAGAGTATTCTTTGACCATTTTTTCATAGTCATCCCATCCAGACAAAAGGGCGGAAAGTTGGTTTGCGTGGTATTTCTGACCAATATTAGTCAAAATTTCTGAACGAAGCGGATCAGATTCGTCAAGAGAGTTAAACACTTTTTGCAAATCATTAAGAATTGAAATAGGGTCACGCATTTGTTCAACTCCATCTTTCAATTCTGTCATTGATATTCCGGCTTTATCTAATGTGCTTACAATCTTGCTATTATTAATATTCTGCAAATTGATAAGCAAAGATTTAATACCAGTACCAACTTCTTCACCACTTGCTTTTGTCCTTGCTTCGATAGTACCAATCATTGCAGAAAGACTATCTTCAGCAACACCCATTTCAGAAGCCATAGATGCAGCTTTTGTTGTTGCAGCTGCCATATCTTCCATAGATACTGAGTTCTTGTTAGTGCGTACTGTTACTTTCGCATAAAATATGCTACTGACCATAATGCTACTCAGCATTACATTATGGCGACCAAGAATTTCTTCTTGATTCTTACGTTTCATTATTAGATTATAACGTAAGAGCAGACTATATCTTCTCCCTCGCAAAACGTTAGGTTCTCTGTGGACTACAGTAGAAGATGGGCTGTTCCCATCGAGGTCGGCGTGTGTAATATATTACTATATTACAACTTAGTCGTTAGGGGGTTATCATAAAATATGGATTTATAATATTAGATTTCAAAGTTACTTTATTATCAATCAAAGAATAATTAAAAGAATTGTAATCGTTCAATAAACCATTGTTGTTTATATAATATAAAATTAACGATTTACATAATTGCTGACTATTTAATATGTCAGATTCCCAAAGATACAGTATACTTATACTATGATACTTTTTTATGTAAGTATTTTTCCTTTTATCTCTGGCAACATCCTTTAATTGTATATCATTTAGTTGTTTGTAATTGGGATATTTATTTGGATTTGAGTGAAAATAATCACCCATTACTTCGATAATTAAATTATGATCGTTTAGATAATTGTCAACAGAATAATATTTAAATGTTTCTTCATTGATATATGATATATGTAATTGTTCAAGTATTTCATTCACAATTTTTTGAGGTTTTGTTTGACGATCAAAAACACCTTCTTTATATTGAAGAAGAGTTGCCTTTCTTACTTTATCACAAAATTCCTCATTCATTTTCTTTCCTGTATTATATAATTTATCACCAATATAATATTTAGATCTAAAATCCCAATAACATTGCTGACAACAAAAATTATGAATGTCTCCATCTTTATTTGGTATACTTGATGTAGAAGGAATTCTTTCAAATTCTTTTCCACAATTATCACATACAAGATGCTCTTTTTCTACATATCTTGGATTATTCTTTCCAAGCATATCTAATTTTTTGTAATCTGAGTAGCATTGTCTACTACAGAAAATTCCTTTTTTATTATTTTCAAGTTTATATTTTGTAGTTACAAACTCTTTTCCACAGAAAGAACAATGAGCTATTCTTTCCCATGATTTTAATTTTTTATCTATTATATTGTCCTTTCACCACATATTATGATAACTTATCCTCCCGGTTGTCCATCTCTGGATATTCCAGGATAAAAGCCAACTATGAAGCTATATGTTTCCATATAGCGAAACCATTTTGTTAATCTCATTTTGCCCATCAAGTACGGCATTTAATTTCTCAACATTACCTTGATAATTATAGGCAGCATTGGAAGCCAATAAATAACTATTAGCCGTATCAGCAGTTAAATCACCGGCAGCCTGTGCAAGCACACTAAGATTTGCCATGTTTTCAGCATTTTTTCCGTAATAGCCACTACGAGACATTTCCTGAATACCAAGCAAATAATCAGATGCTTTTTTACCATAAACACTTGCTTGATCAAATGCATCAGACCCAAGTTGTTTTAACTGTGTATTTGTTAAGTTGGAGGTTTTAGAAATCTCGGTTAAAATGCTATCGACTTCTTTTAATTCACCAACTGCACCTGTTATCCATGTCTCAAGCTGTTGAATTGCTCCATATGTATAAGCGAATTCTCCAATTTGTTTAAATCCTCTACCAAGTTCTTGAGAAAAAGATTTTCCTATCTTTCCTGCTGCTGTCATCTCAGATACAATTGATTTATATCCATTTTTTACAGAGTTAAAATCACCTTTGGACATTTCAGTGTTTACGTCTTTAACCCTATTTATATAATCTTGTATTTCTGCTTTCGCTTCTTTTGTTGCTTTTGTATTCTGACTTATCCAATTTTGCATTTGATTTCCGAATTTAATTCTTTCGGCTGAAGATGCCATACCAGACAATTCATTATTTAAGCTAGATACAAGATTTCTTGTTGTTATTAATTGCTTATTATAAGCAGCAACATCACTTGAATTTAAATTATTTCCTTTGGATTCCATTTGTTTAGACATGGATTCCAGCATCTTATAAGATTCTTGTATTTTAGAATACTGTGTTTTTTGCGCAGATGTAAATGCTTGTGTTTGAAATTTACTCATCTGACTCTGGATCTTACTTAAATCAGATTCTAATCCTTTTGTCTCAATTTTAAATTTAAACTTTTCCATCTGCTTCATTTCTGAAGAAATCTTTTTAACAGCAGATTCACCTTTTGAAGCGTCTACATTTAATTTTACATTTTTACCAAGTTCTTTAATACTTGATTGTAAAGCCTTTAATTCAGAATTTTTAATATCTAATTGAACAGGAATCTTTATATCTTTTTTTAACGCATTTAGTTTCGCAGTCAGATCTTTTGCGTCTAAATCTGCCTGAACTTTAATTCTAAAGTCACCCATTTTGCACTCCTTTCATATTTTTTAACAAAAAAAGAAAGGCGTGCTATGAGCCTTTCTTATATTCTCTATATTTAACTAAAATGTTTTGCAAATATCTCATTTGCCAATTGTTCTACATCTTGCTCTGTTTGTGCCCATCGACCAGGCTTACCAAGAACTCCGGATGTATGATTTTCAGCAGCTTCCCAAACTTCTCTAGCAGAAAAAGTACCAGTAGTATATCCATGACCAGATTCATTCATATATATTTCTGTCGATACATGACCACTTCCACCTTGAGCACCTGTACTATCTGGAGCATCGCCATATTTACCTGTACGGTCATATCTTTTTGGACTTCCTTGACTATAAAACTGTTTGGCATTTGCCTTTGCTTTTGCTTTGCCTTTAGCATCAACCTCTTGCATAGCAAATAACATTTCTTTGCTGAGTTCTGCCAAAAGAGCTTGTGGATCTGTAAATACATGTTTCATATAATCACCTTATTCCTTCCGAAAAATATCTGTGTTATAATAGAAAGAAAACGGAGGCACTATATGGAAAAACACATCGAAATCTTTTGTAAACAAAATCCACAAACAACATTAATTTGTCCTAATTGTAAAAAGAAATTCAAAGCTAAAACGAAGGACTTTCTACAAAAGAAATATGAATACAAATGCCAGTGTAAATATTGCAAATCCAATATAACATTTGACACAAAAGATTTTTATAAGTCTTTAGAAACTCTTAAAAAATTTGTTTGAATTTTAATCGAAGAGGATAACTAACAAGTATTTTTAGTTTTTCATTATCTGTCAATTTCTTAAATGAATCTAGTTTTAAAACAGAAGTTGCAAATTCAATAATATCGTCAGAGTTTGCAACTTCAACTTTTACTCGATATTCAGTGTCCATATAATCACCTTATTTTTTATCATTCAGAACATTACGTACTTCGTTATCACGTTTCCATTTTCTTAACTCGATAATTTCCTGTTCCTGTTCTTTGATACGAACATTCTGTTCTTCAATATGTTTTCTCTGTCCCTCGTAGATTTCTGTCTCCGGAACTTCAAAATTAACAGCATTTTTAATTACATCGGTAATTAATTCTGGTGTGAGTTCTTTATCTTTCAACTGATTCATAATTCCAAGAGCAGTAGTAATAGTATCTTCATCCAGTCTAGACAAATCAAGATTAGAAAAATTTTCGATTGCTTTATTTACATTTGATACCATAGTATTGAAATTAGCATAGAATTCATTTTTCATGTATGTACAGTTAATTACTTTCTGCTTAATAAACTCAATTTTATTTCCAGCATTAGCCATAACATCATTCATAATAGAAATATATTCTGCATTCTTTTCATTTTCTTTCATTGCCTTATCAGTTTCTTCAATATTATAGAAGAAACGACTGACAAGCTCATTTACATCTTTATCATTTATCGCAACTTCATAAGTGTATTCATTATCAGCCAATTCAATTCCTTCTAAGAAATAATCGACAATAACTTCTACCTTTTTAATATCTACATAATAAGGAGTATAAGAGCCATCTTCATCAAAAGCAGAATTTACAATCGCTTCAATCGCATTTACTTTATCTACCATTGTGATTGTATCTTTAATTTTTAAATTCTTTTTTGTCATATAATAAAAAATCTCCTTTAAACTATAATAATTTTCTGCACAAAAATAAGAGTCTGTTTCCAGACTCTTATATATTCTCTATGTCTATGCAGTTTCTTTTTGTTCATCTGTTTTCTCAACAGACTTAACGTTTTCTGTTTTTTCTGTTTTCTTTTTAGTATTCTTAACAAGTTTTTCTTTAATTTCGTCTAAACTCAAACCAGACTCCATGAGCAATTTGGCAAGTTCTTGTGTCTGTTGACGCTTTTCTTCTTCGGCTTTCTGAATTTTATAACTTTTGAAATCCTTTTCGAGCTTTTTTAATTCATCTTTTTTAGATTTTAATTCTTCTCTGATCTCTACAGATTTTATCTCAAGCTTCTCAATACATTCTTTTGTCGAAGAAATTAGTTTTTCATAATCTCTTTCCGCAACCTTACGTTTGCCTCTTGCCATAGTAAGACCTCCTTGAATACTTTATGAATTTTGTATTCTTAGAGTATCACCAAATGAGAGAGAAGTAAACAATTATCTATTTCTTTTCTATAATATTTATTTCTGTCCTTGGATTATCTTTATCCACATGACATCGGATAGTCAAACTATGTAAATGTTCTCTGTCATCATCTACTAAAAAACCAGATTCAACAAATCCATCATGTATAAATTTTGGTGAATAATTATCTGGATCAGTCCTTCGTTTTGTAGGATGATAAATGTCATATTCAATTTCAACATTGTCTAATCCAAGATTTTCATAACCTAAATCTTTTATCCACCACATTATAAATTGCTTCCAAGTTTGTTTTAATGCGTTCATTTGTATTCTCGGTTTTATACTCCAAACATTTATTGACGGATGGTATGGGTGTTCTATTTGTTTCTTTTTTGCCCTTGGATGCTGAGAAAAATAATATGCATTATATTTATCTACAACATCCATATCTAAAGTTAATTTAATAATTTATCATTCCTTTCATAAGAGCAGGAGAGTAGTGTTCAGTCTGGTCTACCCTCCAATAAAAAATGCCCTTACCATATGACTGAACATATATGGTAAAGACATTTAATTGACCGGCTTCGTTTGAAACCGGTCTTTCATTGTTAATTTATTCTTGATCGTTATTATATAAAGTTGTTACTGGTATGATTGGCAAATTATTTGTTACATAATTATATTTTTTCTCTCTGTTGTGATTGCCCTTAAGCTTCCGATATGCCTCGTAAACAGAATTAAATTCGTCAACTTCATCAGAAGGGATACCTTTTAAACGGATATATTTTTCATACTTTTTATCTATGGTATCTCCTAGCAACTCCTTTGTACCAACCATCAAAGACTCAATTTGTTCTGATCTTGTAATATCTGCTTTTGTTAAAAGATCTATAGATTCTTTCAAATCTTTCTGAATGTCCATAGACTGTTGCCTGTACGGAGTATAAAATTTAACCAATTTTTCTTCAAATAAATGATCTGTATTATTTGAAGCTTTATTAAATTTATCACTTAATTCTGTTACTTTCTGCACAGTTTCTTCTAGTAAATTTTTTTGTTCTTTCTTTTCACGTTGAAATTTTGTTTCAATTCCAAGTATTTTAAAAAACAGATTTTTACAAATAGGTATGAAATAATTAAGTCCAATAATAATTAAACATAATTGTGTAATTAATTTAACATAATCAATTTCCATAATTGGTCTGATTGCATCCATTCATAAGCACCAATCCTTCCCGGCTACTTATGAACTTTCGCCAATAATTCATCCACTTCTTCAACAAGCAATTCTCCAGATTTAATCGCATCTACAACTTTCTGACCTGTCTGACTAGCAGAACTTACATTGCGGTTTTTCCATGTGTTATATAATGTAGCTCCAATTAAAAATACAGTAGAAACAATTTCTGAAACATCAGCATCAGCAATCGGAAGCGTGTTATATCCAAACATTTGTAACACTGCATTTACAAGTGCTATGATTAAAATTAATACACCAGCTACCGCTTCAGATGTAACACCTTTTAAATTCAATTTCTTCATAATTTCTCCAATCTGAATAGGAGAGTAGCAGACCTTCCTGACTATTGTTCTTTGTCCATGTCCAATTCGTCCTCACAGGTATGTCATCTACTTTTGTGTTAATTGTCTTTAACAACCTATTCTTTATTTTTTAGTCGTTCTTCATTCCACCTTTGATAAATAAGTTTTGTTTTATTCTTATGAAACCAACATACAATATGCCCGTCAACTTTATCAGATGGAAGAGTAAGTTCTGGCTGTAATCCGTGTCTTGTATAAAAGATAATTTGATCAATTTTTGATATTCCAACCAAAGATCCTTTTCCATATACAGATTCAGCTTCTTCAAGAGTTTTAAACTTTATGGTTAATCACTCCATTTCTATATAATATAATTTGCTTATGTATTTTCTAAATCGTAAAAAATGGGGATAGAAGAGACTTTATTATAGCCTGTCCTATCCCCATAAAACACACAAACAAACTATAATATAGAATTTAGACTGATTTAGTATCAGCAACAGTGTCGTCAACTAACTCAGTCTCAACTGTCTTGGTTTTTGATTTCCTCTGTAATTTATTTACAGATTTTCTTGTTAAAGAGATTTCAATTTTATCTCCGTTTTTAACAACATAAATAAATTCAGGTACACTGTCCAAATGATAGTGCATCTGAATTTCTGTTTCTTCATATTTAAATACAACAACTTCCCTGTATTTATTATATGAAATTACTTCACATCTCTTCATAAAGAGACACCTCCTTACTCTTCCTCCGGAAGCAGTGAGAGGTCTACCATGTTATGATTCTTATCTTCCATAAGATCAAGAGTCAGTGTAACTGTTCCTGGATCACCATTGTTTGCAAAAGAAAGAGTCATGTTTGGCTGCGGAACTGCTTTATAAACTGTAAGTCTATATGGCAGAATGTCATCATCCTCTGTCTTCATATATGTATCTCCATATATAGCAAATGCTTTTGGGAAGCTTGTAGATTTGATGTTAATGTTATAAACATCTTGTCTTGTTACACCATAGAATACAACTACTCCAGTTCCTTCTTCAAGCGCATCTGTAAGAGTAATTTCCTTTCCTACGACTGTTGATTTTAATTCTGTTTTTAATTCAGCATCGTCTGCCTTATAAACGCATACAGAACCAGTGTCAATTGTATTTGTTTCAGTAAGTGTGATCTTCTTCTCAGCACCTACTTTTGCGTTAACCTTTTTAATGTAAGAAGCTGTATTACTTGCCGTACCACCACTCATTAACTCCCAAAGCTTAGGTGTCTGAATCTGTGTTTCAACAGTCATTGTTCCACCTTTTTCTCCAGAGAATGTTACTTTCTTCGGATGTCCTTTTCCACCGTAAGCATATACGTTTTCTCCTGTAAGCTCTACGCTTGATGTATTGGCATAATCTACAGAAAGAAAAGGTTTCTTTGTTTTGTATTCAACAAAAATCATATCGCAGACTTCACGGTTCGCCATCTGCTTTTCAAAACTTGTTGCTCCCATTTCAATTCCTCCTTAATAAGAATTTGTTTTTTATTCAAAATAAAAAAGACATCGTAAGATGCCTTTTATTTTTCATGTATGTTATCGTTCCATACTCCAAATTTAAATTGTTTCTTTTCATCTCCCCAAACCGAAACACTTGTAGAAGAGATATTATATTGATCTATAATATTCAATCTGCTAAACAGATCATATAATTCATATACTGTTAAGTCCCATATTTGAACATAATTCATGTTAGGACAAAAAGCAGCGACAGAAGATATGATATTCGCCATAGATTGATGTTTTCCACCATCAGCCTGTTCTTTGGCTTTTTTCATTTTCTTACGACCTTCACGTATCTTTTCGAAAATCTTACGACCTCGTTTACTCTTTACCTTTGACAAATCATCTACTTCATTTTCATCAACCTCGATATTGATTCGTTGAAGAATGATATTTACAATATCAGAATAATTATCTCTTGATATATATCCGACAATATTTTCTTCCTCGCAATCATTCATCGTACAAACAACAAAGACCATTTGTTCTGGATCGAAATATACTTCCTCAACAAAAAAGAAGTTAAAAGCATCGACGATTTCTTGTAATAAAGAACCATCAGAAAGAATTAAATCAAATTTGGTAATTTCTATAATTTGATCAACAGGTACTTTTATTCCATATTTTTCTTCCAGGTTATCGAAAAAATCATCTGGAGTTATTTTTAATGCTTGAATATATGAACAATATGTATAATATTTTATATCATCTATATCAGAAAGAAGAGGACATCGTATGGAGCCGACATTTTCAATTTCAATAGGTTTCCGTGAAATTAAATCAAAATAATCTAATTTAATCATTCAGAATTACCCTCTTTTAAAATCAGAAGTTGTAAATGATAAAGTTTTACCATAATAATTATTATTTGGGAATGTGTGCCATGTCGAATCTAAGTCCCACTTTCCAATTCCAAAATCTTTTATACAAGATCCAATTTGCCTTTCAAATATATCTGACAGAATATCTACAGTAGTACCTGAATATCCTTCTAAATTGTTTTCCATACATTTTTTATGAGCGTAAATATAAGAAGTTAATGTCATTGTTTTAATATTACCGTCAACCCTAACATCAATTTCAAAACAAACAAAAGATTTTACTTCTGTTTGTGTATCATCGATATATAAGTATGGGAATACTTGATTGTAAATCAAATCATCTACTTCATCATCTGTATACTTGTCTTTCCTTAGTAAAACTTTGCGTAAGTCGTCAGATTCAAGGAGATGTGACATTATCTTGTCCTTATAAAGACCAACGTCTATCAGCACACTACTCATAGCTTACCTCCTAAAAACCAACAATAATAGAAATGTCCTTTTCGGCTACGACATTATCATCAACAATTAGCTGTAACTTTATCGTTGCACCGACAGCATTTCCATCATTTACTTTTAATGTAATACTTTTATCATTTTCAATTTTTTCAACACTATATTTACACAACACATTCCATGAAATTTTATCTTTTTCGATAACATTCGATTTAAAAGACGCATCCCATGTACGTTCTTTTCCACAACGAAGTGATGAACTTCCGGTAATAGTAGCATCAATCTTCGTTTCTAAATCAATCGTCTTTTCCGTATAATCACAAATCCATACTTGAGTACCATTGTCCAAAGTAACCAATTTATCTTTGCTTTCATTAAAGAAATCATAAGATAATGTGTAAATAACTACACCGCCACGGGAAAAATAATTATCATCTGTTAAGAAAGATTTCTTTCCAGTTGCTCTATAAGTGTCAGGTGGATAATTTCCTTCATAATCAATAACGAATCTACTATTCCTATTTATTTTCTTTGTTTCGTCATCAACAGGTAGTGTTAAACCGTATTGATAATCGCCTACAGTAACATAAGGGTTTCCAGTTTCACCCATACTGTATTTGGTATAATCTTCCGAATAACACCATCTTTCAACAATTTTACCTTCTGAATTCTGCCAACGAAGCAGAATAGTACATAAATACATATATCCACGATTCCAAGTTTTATTATCAGAATCTATCAATGTAATTAACCATACTTGGTCATTCCAAATAACATAATCGCCAAGATTAAAAACATCTTCGTGTCTTGATTTGATTTTCTTTTTATAGACATTCAAATCCGTATCATGCACAATCATAAGCTGCATTGGCTTATCATTTACCAATACATCTTCCGTATCAAAAGTGTCATCAAAATGTTTACTAGAATTTCTATTGATTTTTATAAGTTCTTTTTCACGTTTATTTCTTGTACCATGAGCATTTTGAAGTTTTTTAAAATATTCGATATCCATAAAACGCCCCTAATCACTATACTGAGAATAATCTATGGTATGTTTTAAAGCATTTGTTTTTCTATCACGATTTCTATAGTCATCAATCCGAATATCAATATCATGCTCTAATTTACTTATAAAATTTCTATAACTTGTTCGCTCATTAGCTGGTGAAAAAACACTTAGATCAGAAGGAGTAAAGTTAATCTCCATTGCGTGAAGTAAAGATTCGTCACGTTTCATGTATATAAGAAACATAATTTCGACAATTAACAGAATTTCTTTTGGATATAGTTTTTCATTTATAACTTCAAAATCTGAATCATAATTTGAAAAATCTACTTCCAAATCTGGAAGACACGATAATTTATCCAAGGCTTCACATAAATAATGTTTTGCTCTTGTTTCAGCTATTGCCTTCGCTTCTTCTATATCAACATTGTAATATTCAAAGAAATTTTCATCTTTTTCTATTCGGTCATAAAATTTATTGAGTATGGTTTCAAAATCAGTAGTTAATTGAGGCATTTTTACACCTCCTATTTAGAAGTCGCACCCTTTGGTCTTCCAACTTTCTTTTTTACAGTAGAAGACTGCTTATTGCTATTTTTTGATTCATTATTTTCTGAATTTTTTTCTGATTTGTTATCGTCCGTTTTTGTATTATTTGACAATGTTGCTTCCAATAAAGCTCTCATTTCTTTAAGCTGTTTTTCTAATTCAGCAACCTTTCCATTGTCATTTGAAACAACATCTGCATCTTCGATAACAATATTTGATTTTAACTGATTATTAAACAGTTCTTTAGTTCTTCTTTCGATTATATTTGCGATATCTAATGTAAGTTTGTAGCCATCATACTTTAATTTCTGGAATTGACCACGAACTCGATCAAAATCTGCAAGACTTTGAATACTAAGAATTTTAATTAATCCGTCTTTTGTTGGATGTAATAAAATATCTTTAATATCTTTTAATTTAAGAATTTTCGATTTATCTATACGAAGCTCTTCATAGACTTCATCTTCTAATTCTTCTGGAAATTCTAACCAACCAGCTTTAAAAGCAATTCCATTATTGATGTATCTTATTTCATCAAGTGTGAGTGGAGTAGTAGTTGGTTCTCCATATAAAGCTTCGTCAAATTTCAAACTTTTTCCAGGTGCGATATTAACACAAATACAATTGTCGTTATAATTTAACACAGGAATGTGTTTTAATTGATTAATATTAATAATAATTCCTCCTAGTACTAGGAGGATGCTTTCGCACCCTCCTTAAAATTTAATAATAAAAAAAGATTACTGAAGTGTAATCTTAGCAAAATTCTCAATATTTGTAAGCATGAATCCGTAAGTGAAATCTTTCAGCATAAGATGAACTTTTTCACCCTGGTTATTCATATCCTGATATGTATGGATCTCGCCCTTCATATCAAGAGTTCCTACCTTATCTGCGATACCATAAATACGTTTGTCCGGAATCAGAAGAGAACCTGTGCCAGTTTTCTTTGCACCAGAAATACCAGCAATTCCAATAGAGTCATATGTCTTTACAAGTCCATATCTGTTAAACTCATCTTTCATAGAATCACTCATATACTGTGCGTAATTTGGCATACGTCTAATTGCCTGTGCGTATTTATTTAATGTAATAATTACATTATCGCTTCCTCTATCATTAAGATAAAGTGAAAGCTTATCCATAGCTTCAAGTGTAGGTGTTGCTCCAGCTACGGAAATAGCCTGTTCACCACCAGTTACAGCAGTATCAGCAAGAGAGAGTGCATCATAAAACAGTGCATTCTGACATGCTTCTTTCATAAATGTTGTAAGTGTAGCAATGGACTTAAATCCATTCTTGCGAAGGTCAACATAAGAGATATCAGTCTCAACCTGACGATTCTTCCATGTCGGTTTCAGTACAGAAATATCAATGTAAGAACGATCTACAGTACCACCTTTAGCAGCTTCGTGTGCTACAAGTGTGTTCTTAGGATCTTTGTGTCCTTCTACGTCATCAAATTCTCCAACACTTCCTCTTTCAAAAATCTGATCCAGAAGCTCATCTGGTGCATTATATACTTCCTCATTTACAGTTCTATTGATAAACTCTGCGATTGTACACTCAGGATCTTTTCCAGTTTTACCGATTTCTCTAGCCCATGCATCAGAAATCTCTGCGATTTCTTTCTCTTCGGCATTCAGTTCACGCTTATACTCAACCTTTTCAGCAACGTCAAAAAGAACGCCATCTTTGCTCATAATATCTTTAATTTCAGTATTAAGTGCCATTATTCTAAACCCTCCTTATATTATGAATTCTTTACTGCGTCTTTTTCAACGCGAATGATAATAAGTTTATGACCGTTATCAGCGAAATCTTTTTCATATACATATTTTGAGGCAACTGTAGCAGTAGCTTTCTGCCATTTTCCATCAGTTCCTACAGATACAGCCATTCCATCAGATACGGATTCAAAGTCTTCTGCTTTGAACTGGTCAGTAGCGAATTTCTCACCATCTGTATAATTTTCAAGACCGAGGAAGTCACCCTTTTTAATGTTTACGAAATCTTCGTCATAATCGGACATATCCGTTCTTGCTGCATTAACACCATGAGGTACTCTTTCCTGTGTTGCAACATAAATGTTTGAGGCTGTTTCAGCAGCAGGTAATTTTACAGTAGAAGCATCTTTAATTACAACACCCATTCCTGTTACCATAGCAACTTCAGCTTTGTGCATAGTGTCTTTTGGCTGTGCGCCATTACGTCTAATATCACGAATCATTTTCTTTCCTCCTTATTTGTTCAATAAAAATTTTGTCATAAAAGAACTTGGACTTTCATTAACTTCATCTACTTCAAGACTTGCAGTAGCAGTATTTGTTTCATCATTTGACGTATCTTCAGCAACATCATTATTAAAAGAAGCAATATATCTATCTGCAATCATTGTCTTAATAGCAGACTTGTCTCTACGTTCAATAAGTTCTGCAATCTCAGCACTTGCAACTTCCTCTTCAGAGAAGAGTCCACCTTTTAAAAGATCTTTCTTTAAGCCATCTTTTTCTTCTGCAATTTCAGCCTCGATTCTTTCCTGTTCAGCCTTTTCTACTTGTACTTTATAAGGCTCTAACTCGGCAATGTCCTTTTTGAGATTTCCAATTGTTTCACCGGCAGAAATTACTGCATTTTCTTTAATCTCTAACTCAGCAGTTAAAGTATTTATTTTATTCTCTTTTTCTGCCAATACAGTATTAATTTCTGTTACAGAAACGGTAAGTTTTACATCTGTAGGCTCAGAAACACTCACTTCGTCATTCTCAACTGAATATGTAAATAATTTATAATCCAACTGAGTAGGTGCTTTTGAATCTTTGAACCATACGGTATGTTCTTCTGGGAACCAGTATGAAATATAGCCCCAATCTCCTTCACATTTTTCCCTACATGCTTTAGAAATTAACGAAAACAAATCACCATCTGTGAGTGAAGCTGTATCTGTATTTACATCTTCTGTAGAAATTTCAGCTTTAACTTCTTTTGAAGCAATTCCAGTAGAAGCTGTATCAATATTTTCTTTGTTCTCTACGTCAGTCTTTGTATTTTCTGCTACAGTAGGATTTAATTCTTCATTCTGTTTTTCCAAATCTTCTTCCTCCTTTTTACTTTCTATATCTAAACTAGCGACATCTGTACTTACGATATCTTTTTCGAGAGCGTCTGCTAATTCAGCCTCATAGCCATCTAATTCTGCATATTCTATTACTCCGGCTCCTGGGACAGCAGGTATCTTATAACTTCCAAGAACGCAATTTCCGATAAATTCAAAAACTTTATAAATCTTGTTCTTTCCTTTTTTAAGTACCTCACTCGCAGTAAGTTCCCATGAACTGCTAATATTCCCGTCTTCCCATAATTTGTCAAAGACTTTAAAATATTCCGGAAAACGTGAAGTCCACAGCTTAGATTTAATCAAGATACATTTTGGTGTACCTTCATATCCATCGACTTCTCGTTCTTCAACCCACGCATCTACAACACTTCCAATTGCTATAGTGTCAAAATGACTTTTCTTGCCATTCTTTGTTTTTTCAACTTTTAATTCATGGCCACCAAAATCTATTGGTTGTCCAAACAAATTCTTTTTAAGTTTGGCTACAATTGGATATCCAATAATAGTCTTATAATATTTTTCACCTGCTTCTTCCGGAATAATTCTTCCGTATCCGTCAGGTTCGTCTAATACACTAATTAAAAAAACAGCTTCTTTGTAATTTGTATAAGATGCTATAGATATGGGCTTGCTTTCTAAAATTATTTTTTCATTTTCCATATCTAAATCCTTTCACAAAACAAAAAGTAATTGACTATTTATGCCAATTACTATGTTCTTGTTTGATTATAATTCTCATCATATTCCTGTTTTTGTTCATCATCACTTCCGGTTGGTCTACCAATATCATCTTCTTCTTGCTCATCCTGATTGCCAGAAGAGTTAAAAGAAGTAGCATGTGGAACGAATATCTTTTCTACACCATGTTCTATTTCGTCTAATCTTCGTTGCTTTTCATCTTCAAAATTACGATCAAGAACTTCGTATGCTGTTTTATATGAGCAATTTAATTTTGAATACAAAAATTCTGCTAAATCTTTTTTCATTTCAAACTCTAATAGTTCAGCATCAAGAATATGTGGTGTAGGGCAGTAGTCAAGCGGTATATTTTCTTCTGTTAAAACTATTTCATACCATCTTTGCAAGATGACCTCTTGACGTTCTGCGATTTTATTGATTGTTTTCATCAATTGCTTAATTGATATATTTGCTGTGCTGACAGTTTGTTGACCATCCGTATTCAAAAATGAAATACCCAAAGCAGAAGTAACTCTTGAACGATATTGTTTAATTGTGCTTTCATTCGTCAATTCAACAGTAGGTTCAACATACTCAACCTTTTCAACACACGGAGGCGGAGTATATACCACAGTAGGATTGCTCCATGCTGCCATTAAACATGTATGTGCATAAGCCATATCTTCCAATCCTTTTTTCTCATAAGAGGAACCCATTGTTTCTTTCCTCATTATCTGTGTAATGATTTTTTTGGATTTAGCTTTTGCATTAGTAGCATCTGTCTTGTCAAAAGTATCTAACATAATTTTAGGTTTAAGTGCTTTAAAAACAGGCGATATGCCATAAGTACGTCCCATGTTTCCAAACCTATTTACACCAGATCTTCGTATATCTAAAACAGCATAACGTTCACGTCCGACATAAGCATCAATTACTTCTTTCGGATAATTATTTTTAATTTCCTCTGTTGTATTTTTGAAAAATAATGGCTTATTTTTCTTATTTTTCAATGTTGTCTTTTGTAATCTATTTGTGAGTTCATTTGTATCGATTAATACATATGGAATACTATTTAAAGAATAGTCAGAAATGAGTGCAACACCCAAAGGATATTTATCCACTACATGATGAGTTTTTCCTTTATTTTTCTTTGAACGCAAATAAAGAATACAATTACCTTCATCGTAAGTAGAGGTAATAGAAGTCGTCATAATTTCATTCACATTAATTTCTTTATGGAATCGTTTTATAACATTTTTAGCTTTTTCTTTTAGTTCTTTATCATAATCTTCTGGTAATTCATCAAATGTAAATTGCACATTTGCATTCAGATTTGACTCTATGCTTTCATGAACCTTCCCTATGATGTCATCTTCATTTTCTGCTTGTCTAACCAAAATATTGATTTTACGAATTTTAGACAAATCACTTTGAGCATTTATAGCCAATTCTTTCAAATCGTCTATAGTAGTCTCAGAAGCAGAAGAAGTAGAATCTTCATTAAAACGCACAGAATATTGTCGTCCACTCTTATCAAAGCTTTCCATTGCATCATACATCCATGATTCGGTAGCATGTTGTATTTTTTCTGCTGTTGTAAGAATGACATCCTCACCATCATTTTCTTCAGAAGCAATGATAAGTTTATAATCTTTATCTGAATTCTCTATAAATTTTTCTGACATAAATCACGCTCCTTTCTCTAAAATGACACAGCAGATGCACATATAGGAGCAGAAGTAAAATCAAAATTATCCTGAGATGACGATTGGATAGTTTGACCTCTTCGTAATTCATATAATCTATGTGCAAGCATTATAAGAACATAAAATCTATCATCGTGTAATATTTTTTCTTTGTCCTTTGACAGTGCATAACTTTTAGTTGTTTTTTCTGAGTTTTCATATTTATATATAGAAGTTGTTTCAGTTTTCATTAAATCTATATTTAATAATGCAGTTGTTTCTTTGTCAGATAATTGATATTTTTCAATAGTTTCTTCATCTGAATTCTCAATAGTTTTTGCAATAGAAATAAATTCAGATTTATATTCATATGGGAATTTAATAACACCTAAATCCATTAGTTCAATGAATTCGTCAACCATTTGAGTACGATATTTTCTAGGACTTATTAATTTAAGTTTGTTTATAGCATTTGGATATCTTTCTTTATATCCTGCATAAATATCATGACTTTCGTCAATGATACCCCTATGATTTCTGCCATCATCACCAACCCAATCGTTCAATAGACCGTCTGCATATGTAGAAACTCCGCCACCACCAGCACCTTGGTCTACTAATAAACAGTCAATATTTTGGTAATCATTGTATTGCCCATTATATAATGTAAGATAATTTCGTATCTCTTTTAACTGTCTATTGGAATCCATTTTATATCCTTTTTTACTAGCACCATCGAATAAATTCACACAATTGACTATTTTCCCTATATAACCATAATCAGGATCATTTACAATACTCATTACTCCTAAAATAGAGTTATCAATTGTACGTGCAGGGTCAAAGGCTAAACAAATTTTAGTATTTGGTTCATAATGTAACTGTGGTAAAAAGAAAGTTTCGTTTCTACGTATTGTCCCCCATTTTACAATTTGGTTTACACCACCATCACGGGTTGGCTCATTGTAATATTCTCTAAGGGCTTTGATTTTATTTGCTTTCATTGCTGCATCAACTTTATCTTGAGTAAGTAGGGCAGTATACGGTTTTCCTTCCATAAATGTTTTGATAGCTGTATCGCAAATCATATCTACTACAAGGTAGTCTCTATCACCGGCAAGCATTTTCTTAGCAAAGTTTTTATAATGTCTATAAAACATTTTACTCATATCATCTTGGGAAGAAGCATATACCAACTGAGTTGGGCACTTTCTTTTTAATGTATCCGGATTAAAATTCTCATCTGTAGATGTAACGAATTCTGTATTCTGTGTTGCGAAAGCTTCACAAACAGCAATAAGTTCATCTGATGAGAAAGCTGCTTCGTCAAAAAATACTAAACTGGATCTTTTACTACGGTTGTTATCAGGATTCCCGTTCAATGTAAAAATTTCGCTACCATTGTAAAATTCAACATGGAATCCAGATTGAGCATGTCCAAAGCCAGATTTATTATTCGCTGATTTTTTAGTTTCTTTTTCTACGATATCTTTTAGAGAACCAATAGAAGCTGCGGTTTTACCAATTCGTAAAACAATTTCTTCGATTTTAGAAAATGTTTCTTTAGATTGATCACCGACAGAAGACACAATATAAATTGCTTGGTTTTCATATAATACAGCCTTTAAGACCATAAAGACAGCTCCAAGGAATGACTTACCAAAGTTTCGGCTACAACACCAAAGAACGTGTGGCTTATTCCAACTAGCCTGTAGTATATATTTTTGGCTGTCTATTAATTTAATACCTAGTAAATCTTCACAAGCAATGCAAGGATTCCTTCGATAATAAGCAATTGATTCTGCATCTAGCTCACAGATTTTTCGTTTTCTTTCAGACATTAATTTTGCATAAGCCATACTAACCTTTCTCCTTTAATGTCGAAATTTCTTCTGTGAGTTTGTCTTTTTCAATTAACAATTTACGAACTTCTTCTTTTTTATCATCTAATTGCTTATATAAATCATCAATTAGCGTCAATTGGTTTTCATAGATTTCTCTTTTATCATTTTCATCAAATAAACAATGGTCTAGCATTGCCTTTTGAGAAATAGAAATAGCCCATTGAGTTCCTTCGCCTCGTAATTGATCGTAATAATCTGCTTCAGCTTTATCGAAATCTTTATTTCTCAAATCTCTCATAAGATAAGTAAGAGTTGATTTACCAATATCTTTATTGGAACGGTTTTTTACAGAGATTTCATTTTCTTTTGCGATTTTGTCATTTGAATTAACCAAATCTCTCTTAATACTGTTTAGATTCTTAATATCATTCGAATCAGTGACAGGATCTAGATTTGCAATTTTTATATCACATTGATGAATTTGTTTATTATTATCTACAATCTGTAAAATTTGTGATAATTTATATGTATCATCAGAGACATCTTCATCTTCTAGATAGGGAGATAATTGATTAAACAAAAATCGTCTATCCTCTTCCGGATAATCTAAAAATGGATCATATCCAACAACATCAATTGCAAAATCTCTATTTTGAATATCTTGTTTTGACCATTTGACTTCTTTTTCTTTATCTAAATCGTTTTTGCTTTTTCCAACTTCTCCAGTTAAAATACTTTGTGAGAAATCTTGATATTGGTATTGTCTACCATTGATTTGTCTTAAATATAACCCCATACTAAACGTGTTATTATTTTTTGCAATAGAATCAAACAATGAATAATAATATGGAATATCAAGCTTATAGCACAAAAGGATGCAAGCCGTATTTGTGTTGTATTTTTTTTCATAATATTCAAACAATTCTTTTACGCAATTCGTACATAAATAGACATATTTATCATTTTTTTCAAATGATTTAGACCATTGTGACTTATAAAAATGTCCAACTGGATTCCTCCATGACATTCCACAACGAAGACACCTGTAATCATGTGTGTCATCAAAAGAATCATTTTTGTCCATAACTTTTTCTTTTCTTGCCATCAGATGTCTCCTTTCATATAATTATTTTTATGCAAAAAAGACACTTCATACAAAGTATGAAATGCCTATTTCTTAGTTTTATTTTCTTATTTATATTTTTAATTGGCAGTGATGAACTGCCAAAATCAGAATGTTATCATCATTCTTACGTCAGTTTAATGACAAAAACGCAGTGTATAGGAATCGAACCTATATTATAACCGGCACTGCAAAGAATCTAATAGAGAATATATTATTGTATGTCATCAATTCAGATGATAAAATAATATAAACATACAGAAAGGATTTTATATATGAGCGATAAAATCACTATAAATGGGCGTGAATATGAATCACCAATAAATTCTCCACAACTCAAAAATTTGCAAAAGCAATTGCAAGAATTTACATCAACGCCAGAATACAAAAATTATACTGCAAACAAAATGGCTGAAGATATAAGTAAATATATCAAACAAAGCAATTTTGAAATGCCAAGCATTCCTACGCCAGAAGATCGTCTTAGATTCCTTACTGAAAAATTGGATATTACAAATTCAGAATTGAAAACTCAAACAGAATCAATGCAAAAAATTCAATATGAAAACATGAAATTGAATGCACAGATAGATGTTTTGAATAAAACACTTGATTCTAATAGAGAAGAATTGTATGAATTGCAAAAAGCAAATGGAGAGTTGAAGGCTGTAAACACTAATCTTGAAAATAGCAATCGACACTATTGGAGAAATACTGGTCTGATTTCTTTCGGTGTGGCAATTATATCATTTATATTAGGTTTATATTCTACAGAGGTAAAGTCATTGTTAGTATCAATTCTACACCTAATGCAATAATACCACCGACTAATGCCGGATTGATTCTATAGATTCCTGTCATACCTTTCATTTGAATCATCCCTTCTTGAAAGATTTGTTAAATGATGCGTGTAGGAATTGAACCTACATCGTCTCCGTGAAAGGGAGATAACTTAACCATTCGTCCAACGCATCAAAATAGGAGAGTAGTGTACTCTCCATTTAATATTTATCAGCATGAAAGCACTAACTCACTGACTTTGAACTCCGGATGTTCAGTTTTTTAAACAAAATGATTGACGTCTTAATCATTCCATTCGTGCAATAAGAATTCACTTCTAATTTTGTTTTCTTATCAATTTGCCCACGATTAATTAAGGAAAATTAGCAAAGCCTTTTGATGTAGACCCACAAGATATATGTCTATATCATTTGGATATGGCATTCCCATATAACTAATTTACATCCCCCATGATTTAATGTTAGACCGGATACCAGCCATAATTAAGGTTCGCATTTAATGGTAGCGAAGCACCGCTTTATTGTTCTGCTTTATTTATGGATTGCAGCAAATCCAGACCGCACAGCAGTCATAACATAAGCTCAAATCTAGTTTTGTGCAAGCACAATCCATAGTAAAAATCTCGAAGATTTTTGTTCAATATAATATTCTCTAACTAGAACACCATATGATGCTGTCCTTACAACCTGAATATTTGGGGGGTTTGATTGTTGTTTATAAATCAGAAAGGGACTTTTGTTCTACCTTTTTGATTTCACCATCAGCGAAATATTTTTCAAATTCTTCATCTGCTTCAATATCTTTATACAGACTAACCATATCTAAAGAAGACCAACCAATTAACATCTGGATCACATTATCTGGTAAACCACTTCTTGCACAAGCCGTTGTGAAGTAGTGTCTGAGACTATGAAAATAAAAATCTACGCCTAGCAATCTGCCAAATGTTTCCGCCCAGCTATCTAATGTTTTAGACTCCATTGGTTCATCGATATATTTTCCTCCAACTTTTTTAGGGAATAACCATTCTGATTCAATTCTATTTTCTTTTCTATAGTTCATCCACATATCGAAATATGGCTTAAAAGGCTTAGAAAGTGTGTAACATGTAAGTCTTTTGCCTCTAGAACCTCTTCCCTTTGTTTTAATCTGTTCTGGAGTTTTATATAAAGACCCATAAATAATGTTCTCATCATCAAAATACGACACCTTAAATCTTGGCAATTCAGATTTTCTACGACCACTGTTCATAGCAAGAGAAAGTATACAAGCTTTATCATATTTGCCTTTTTCTACAAGAATATCTAGAAGTTCTTCTAACTGAGAATCCTCTAATACTGTTTTCGTAAATACTTTTTCGTTTACAGGATTTTCTATTTTTCGAATTATTGGTTTGAAATTTTCAAATTCGTCATCTAACATAGACTCAACATAGTTGGAAAGTGATGAGAGAGTCGATTTTACTCTACGCATTCTTGCAGGACTCCATTTCCACTCAGTAAGACAGTAACTTTGATATTTGGATATTTCTCTTTTTGATAAATCTATAAAGAATTTGTTATTACAATGCAGTAATAGATACACCCAAAATATTTTGAGGTCATTTGCATATGCATCGATAGTATTTGGTGATCTATCTATCGAACGTAAATAATCAAGAAAATCTTTTCCCAACTCTATATTCTCTTGATTTACTTGAGATAGTAATTCATCAGTTACTATATTGTTATGTTGTACTTTTCTTCCCATTTACTTGCTCCTTTTTATATAACAAAAAGAAGTGGAAGATAAGCCCACTTCTTTACTATGTAATCAAATTTCTATGTTTTCATGCCACTTTTTGTGTTATTCATTGGAATTTATTTGAAAAAAAATATTAGATACAACACGCCCACGCTTGCGTTGAGCGTAAGGTGTAGAAAGTCGGAACGACTTTGCATACCTTAACCCCGTAGGGCATAAGAAAAGAACCCATAAGTTTTTACGCCTACAGGTTCTAAGAAAGGAAGGTAAAACATGAGTGTAATCACAAAAAGAAAACTTCACGTCAAAAAGCACTATGAGTTTTTGCGCCCATAATGCCTAAGAAAATCTATATTTCTAATAATATTTATCTTACAGTCCAAAGATATCTGCCAGAAAATCTAACATCTCATTCTGATCAAGTGCATCTGTACAATAGATACTATGTGAAATATATCTATCTCCGTCAGAACTGGAAACAGTCATACCGTGTACTTCGCCATTTTCAGTTAATCTAACATCACAATCATCTTTGTGTTCACACATATCACAGTCAATGTCATCATCATGACCACCTAACTCTTCGTCATCCGGTTCAATCTGAACAAGAATTTTTGTTTTAGCGTCAGGATAAGATCTTAAAATGCACTTAGAATTTACATCTTCCATTGCATAAATTGCAGTTGCCCAAGAAGTAATATATTCTCCATCTCTTTTTAATTTATCGCAATAAATACGATCGTTAATAATCATAACTTCATATTCGTTTGGATATTCATAATCTAAGTGAATATATCCAAAATCATATCCATATAAAACAAGTTCTTTAATAATTTCTTTTGCATCATTATATTTCGCCACAACTGAAATGGTCTCTGTAGAATCTGTAAGTACGTCATCTAACATTTCGCAAAATTCCTCAATGCTTTCAAAAGTAAAAGTATCCAAATAATTCACTCCAATCTATTATGCTTCGTTAACGGCATCCTTAAGTGCTTTACCAGCTTTAAATTTCGGAGTCTTTGAAGCTGCAATGGTTATTGTTTCCCCTGTCTGTGGGTTCCTACCTTCACGTTCAGCTCTTTCTTTTACTTCAAAAGTTCCAAATCCAACAATCTGAACCTTCCCATCCTCAATCATACCATCTTTAATAGATTCGATAACTGCATCTACATACACAGCAGCATCTTTCTGCGTAACTCCGGTTCTTGTAGCAACTGATTTTGTTAATTCTACTTTATTCATTTAATTAATTCCTTTCGTTCCATATCATTTTTACAAAAATAGAAGAGTACACGCCTGTTTGTGGTCGCATCTCTTCTCAAGAAATATATAATAACAGCCCATACAATTCCGATTTACGAGAATTTGAATTATACCGGGTGTAGTATGAGCTGTTATACGACTTTATAACATGACTGGACTAATATTAAGTAATCCAGTTTCGTCAACAACGCAAACCATTTGTGACGGTTTTCCGTTTAATCTTTTTTCGATTGTATAATCACATCCAGAACCAGCAAGGCTTCCGCTTTGCACGAATTTCGATTCTTGACTATACATACAAAAATGCTTATGTCCACAGAAAATATTCTCCGGGAAGAATCCACACATTGATGCAAGATTCATATACCCTTGTTTTGTAGGAGTATCATAATCTCCATGTATAAGAAGATAATCTTTTCCATAAATATCAACTTTGGCAATTCCATCATCAATGCTGCAATCTAGTAATGAATGAAATCCATCTATATGCTGAAGAACTCTGCACACATCCCATGCAATAAATGCATCCAAACGTTCACTGTGCTGTGCAAGATCCTTTGCCTGTAATCTTGAGTGGTTCCCAGAAGCAGAAGCTAAGTAAACATCATCGAAATGTTTCGTAAGTTCATGACAAAATGATGTGATATATTCAATACTTAATTTAAGCTGATCAATAACATTTTCTTTGTTTGAAACTTCAATTGTCTTATGCAAGGAGTTACTAATATTGTCTCCGAGTAAGAAAATATGTACTGAAGAAACCATATTCATTTTGCCGATTTGAATTACTTCACTTAAGTATTTATCCAATCGTTCTTTAGCAATCTGAGAATCAAATTGTCCAAATGTGGAATGGAATGTCTGACCAATATGTAAATCGGACAAACATACAATCATTGATTTCCCCGTTCCAATTAAAGGTCTTGGAAAACTTCCAAACTCTGTTTTTCCAAAGTTGTCAAGTCTTTCAATAAGAAGATCCATTACTTCATCGAAACGACTATCCATATAATTCTGTTTCTGCCAAGACCTGCGTTCATCTCTAAATTGTATCTTTGAACGCTCTAATTCTCTCTGAGCTAATCGGATTTCTTCTAACTGAGCAGAATCGTTTACGAATTTATTTCTATTCGCAGCGAGCATTTTATCAAATGCCTGTCTTTGCTTTCTAAATTTTGATTCGGTATATTCTGTACCAAGAAGCTCATTTAATATATCTGCCACATCCTGCCAAGAACCGATTTTATCCTTGTCACCTGTGATTCGGTAGATAAGCTCTTCGTCTGTTTCTCCATCAAAACGTCTATAAGAAGTTATAACAAACACATCCCTTCTTATTCTTCAGATTCCGGAACATCAAGCTCCTCGTCTGTTTTAAGTGCTACAGAAAAGTCAATTACCTGATTCTTAAAAGCTGAAAGTAAATCTCCAACTTTAATATCCTGCTCAACATCATTCTCATCTTTATATGAAATAGAAGTACAATCTTCAGAAAGCACTCCACCTTTTACTGTCAATTTATCTGTTGTAGTTCTTGTAAATTTAAGCTTACTTGTAGCCATAATCTATTTTTCTCCTTTTAATTCATTGAATTTCCGATACTTCGGATACAAAAATAGAAGAGTAGTAATTACTCTTCCTCGTCTTCATAACTTCATAATATTCTTCTAATTCAGGATCAGGTGCTTGAAAACCTATTGCAAATGTCTGTTCAGTCCCATCACCTTTAGATGCAACTTCTTCATTCCATTCTGCAATAATCGAAGATGGTTTGATCTTCATAACCTCAATCCATGAGTATAATACATTTAATAATTCATCTGTAACCGGTAATAATATGACACCAGTTATAAGACCAAATATATATGATAATAACTTTTTATCTTTCATAGGCAGTTACTCCTAGAGTGGGATAATAAGGTCACGTTCTGAAACTACAACCTTATATGTTTTGTCATTTTTAGATATCTTTTCTTTTAAATGTTCTTTCAAACAATTTTTTGCTTCTGTACTACCATGCACCAAAACCAATTTGTTTGTATTTAAGTTGCTCCCGTACTCTAACAAATCATTAAAATTTGCATGAGATGAGAATGTAGTCATCGAAATACAATCTGCTCGATTAGGCACAGGTTTTTTATTTATATTAATTGTTTTGTGGGATTTCCCATTTTTAATTCGATAACTTAAATAAGAATCATCATTGCCGGTATAACCACTAAAAATGATCATAGAATTGATATCTCTTAAATATTTATCAAGATAACTCAAAATACGTCCATTCGTACAGAATCCAGAGCTTGAAATACAAATCTTAGGCGTTGTATCTAGTACACAAGCTTTAGAATCTTCTTTTTCTCTAATATAAGAAACATTTTTCCAATTTCTTACTTCGTACCATAATTCTGCGAATTTTCCATCAAGAACATCATCATAATCATTGCATACATCACATGTAAGCATAGAATCTACAACAATTTCAGTTGTAAAATTCTCATCTTTACCATACAAAAGATATAATACAGTCAATAATTCCTGACTTCGAGAAAACGAAAATGCCGGCAAAACAACTATGCCTTGTCTTTCTAATACGGTATTAATTGCTACACGTAAATGCTCCACATCAAATTCTCTTGTCTTTTTTTGTGTACGTGTATTTAATCCATATGTACTTTCCATAATAGTAACATCGTTAAATGACTGTGGAATTTCTGTATTTTCTACATAATGATTTTTTGTATTCAAAGCTCCAATATCAGAAGAATATAATATTTTCTTACGCTTTAGTCCGTCATTAAGAACTAATTGAAGTTGTACAGCACCTACACAATGAGAATTTTTAAACCACTGAAAACTTACAATATTATCCAATTCTTTAACAGAGTTGTATTCGTCATAAATTTTGAATAGTGGAAGAGTATTGTATACATCTTCTTCAGTATAAATTGGTTTATACTCTCTGCCATATCTTTTTGACAATACCCTTGCTTCATCTTCGAGTATAAAAGCACAATTTAAAAGTAAATGCTTTGCAATAACAGCAGAAGCTTTTGTCATAATTATTCTTCCAGTAAAACCTTCACTAACAAGGCGAGGAAGTAGTCCGATATGGTCAATGTGTACGTGTTCTACAAAAACATAATCAATTTCTTTTGGATTGAATTTGAATTTTTTAGAATTGATTTTATAAGACTCAAGATAAGAATTATCCTGATACAATCCACATTCTAGCAATATCTGCTTTCCTGCGAATCTAATATACGTACAACTTCCGGTAACATCATTTGCATTCTCTCCACAAAATAATATTCCGTCAGTTTTTAATTTCTTCTTAGCGATGGCACTAACCACCTTTCTATAAGTATTATTTACTTGATTTTATTAATCATATCAACATATTTATCCTCAATATAGATATGATTTCTGGTGATAGACACTCCAATATGAGCGTAAATAGTTTTTAAATAATTCTTATTACCTTTTTCTTTCTTTTTTCCGTCTTTATACTTTTCAATATCATAAAAACCACAAGAATGATATCCACCGATTGAACTATTGGATCTAACATGAGCTCTTCCAATAATTCCACGCTCAACTAGAATTTGTAAATCATTTTTACTAATTTCTTTAATAGTAATTCATTCCTTTCATACATATTTCTCTCCAGAATAGGAGAGGAGTGATAGGAATAACACGACTCGAACGTGCGACCTCTTGATCCCAAATCAAGCGTTCTACCAACTGAACTATATCCCTAGACAAGTTGCTGAAGCCCCGGAATTGAACCGAATTTTTACATGGTTATGAGCCACGCCAAGATCCAACCTTTACCGCCAGCATATGAAAATTGGCGACAGATGTTTTACCCACCGCCAATATTATAACCACAGGTTTGTTTCTTCCTAAGTGGTTGTTTTATTAGATAATTGTGAAAATCTCACTATATACCCTTCAAAGAAACGCTAAAAAATTGTGAAAAAGTGCTGAAATTCCTTGTAAATAGGGCGTTTCAGAGATTTCCTAAAAGTGGTTGTTTTATCGTTTCTTATTATATCTTCTATATTTTTCAAGTTGTTTTTCTTCCGCACAAACATTACAATACATTTTCCGATTCCCAGTATCTTTTATTTTTTTCCCACAACATTTGCATTGTTTATATCCCTTTTTAAAATTCCCTATATATTGGTTTCCTATATTTGTAAAATCAGTTAATTTATAAGCGACTTCTTCATCTGTTTCACTACAAAGATTAACTTTAATATTTAAATTATCAATTTTCTTCCCAAACGATATATAGCCATTTGCGTATAATTCATGAAGCATTTCATTTTTCTTTTCCAATGTAAGGGTAACATTAGCAAGTTTAAATACTTCAGATAATCCACGGAGATTTTTTTTATTAATCCATCCATCTGAATTCATATATCTTGCTATTGCATAAAGAGTAAACATAAATTTTTTCTGTCTATCATTTGGAAGGGTAGAAATTAGATCAATTTCTTTTTGATAAATTGGAATATATTCCAATTCTTTAAATTTAGAATTGTCTTCAGATTCATAAAGAAATTTGCAAGTTTTAACGATTTTATTACACCATTTATATTCCTGATAATTTTCTAGGTTAAATTTGAGAAGTTTATTTTTAACAATCTCAATCAAATCTTCAAATGCTTCGCCATTATTAAAATAATACTTTGCAATTAACATAATAAAATATCCCATTGGTAAATCGTTTGGTTTCTTCTTTGATGCTAATACACCTCTGATATAATCTTTTTCATTAAGTATATACATTTTCTTCCTCCAGTTCTTTTAATCGTTTGATGATCAATTCCCCGATACAGTCCCAGCAAAATTGACGATTGCCTTTGTACCCATAAGTTATATCAAGAATAATATTCATTCGTTCATCATCATTAGGACAAATTTCAGCAGCTTCTTTTTTGAATTTTTCACACAAAAATTTTCTGTTTAAATTTGACTCTTCTTTATCACGATGTTTCTGAGCTTTATATTCTTTGATGCATTCTCTATATTCATACTCAAGCTCTTTTAATGCCTGTCTATGTTCCTCAGTACATCTTCTTTTAACTTTTATAATATTGTAATCGAAAGTGGAATTGTGATGGAGTTGAGATTTGTATCCATCTAATTGAGATTCAACATATTTACAGATCTGATTCATTGAACAATTAGATGTTCCTACTGGCATTTTATATCTATACCAAAATAAAAATTCTTTTTTTTCATCATCTAAATTATTCTCATTATCAATCAAATCTTGAATGCTGCATTTATAGAGTGCTTGACATTTAGAATTACTTTCTTTTATATAATTCTTGTATTGATGTTTAGTGTCATCATATACATAAATCATAAAATATGGTTTTCTATAAGCACATAAGGATTGTAAAAACCGATCATCTTTACATGCCCTAATATTATACCAATCACTAGGCATTGGAGTGGCAAGGATTCCTTTTATTTTATCCAGTTCTGCTTGCTGAAATAGTTGCCCGCATTCAATCCTATATTCAAGCGTTTTATATTCTTTAGAATCTTTTGGGAATTTTGCAAGAACTTCCATCATAGAAGTTACATAATTTGTAATTGTACCAACTTGATTCCCCATACCATTTTTATTTGTTTTTTTTATTTCTTTTTCAGTAACAACAACTTTTTCAGCATTGCTTTGTACACATTCAATTGCCGGAAGAGTTTTAAAGCGGTTAAGCAATACAGAGTTATTTGTAGAGAAGAGTATATCCCCATCCCAATCGCAGCCATTTTCTGCCATACAAAACGAATCCCATGAATTTATTATCATTATACTATCCATATATTGATACCAAAATTTACATTCTTCAGAATTATTTACAGAGCACTTTCGAATATTATTATGGCTTGTCATTGGACTTCTAAAAATGACCACATCATCTTGCTTTTTGTCTATCCAAAATTTAGAATAGCATTCATTTGCTTTAAGTAATCCAGTAACCTCTAAACCGCATATAGATTGCATTAATGAAAATGGATCACCACTGCCTATTTGATAATTACCATCTACAAATAATTTCCCAATCTTCGCATCGTTCATTTTTTTCTTTATATATCTATGTACGGAATCTATAACATACGGATCACCAAGCATGTATTTGCTTGTATATAATGCACCTTGCCATGAATTTACATCAGTATTATCATTGATTCCTAAAAAATTGATAGTAGATTCATAATCTCCGCACATGGCATCTTTTAACCGATTAATTGTCGGGTCGCATAATTCTCGAATATCATTTTTAGTCAATTCATACGATTGAAGATATTGATAATTTAATTCTCGTTCTTCATCTAGTACATGTGGAGAAATTTTAGTAACTGAAAATTGATATCCGCATTCTTCGTAGGCACTCATATAGTCATCAATGCAATCATAAGCAGACCATAATTTTAAAGAAGATTCTGTTACAATCATTTCACATTCACGAATATCTTGAGTGTTTCCCCAAATATCTTCAATAAAATAATTACCATTATTATATTTTTCAATAAACTCTAAAATTGGAAATGGATAGAGCATTCCTTTTAACCATGCGTTTCGTAAACAAACACCACCAGGAATGTAATCAAGATTTAAAGATTCAGAGACACGTTTCATATAGTCAATAGTACATAAATTAAAACCATCCGACACTGTATTCTCAAGTTCTTTCTGTTTTATTAATGTTCTTATAGGTTCTGTGTTTTTCTTTTCATCATTCTCATTTATTTTATTTTTCTCTTTTGCTCCATCATCTAAATATATAACATCAGAAAAATATTTTGTGACGCAATCCTTAACAACTAAAATTCTATTTGGATTGCAAATAGGTTGAGAAGCAGAACATGTTAAAGCTTTATACGCTTCATATTTTGCTGGAACTAATTTTACTTCAAGATTTCTTTTGCATTCGCACAATTCGTTTAATTTATCCACATACTCTGAATTACAAAAGAGAAGAGTATTATTTTTTAATCCACCAGTAGTACCAACAAACCGCCTATAATTAATTCCATTAATAATTACTCCTTTTTTGCCCGTTGCTCTTGCAAAATCTGATTTACGATTAATTACAACCTGTAAGAATATTTTTGAAAAATCTATATATTTAATATTCTTTTTTAGAATCTTATTCGCCATAATACGAAATTCTTGACCTTCGAACAAAGAAACAAGTTCTTGATACCTGAATGCTTCTTTTTTAGTAATAGTAAGATTCCAGTTAGAATACTTTAATTTGTCTGTTCCTATTTTAAAAATCTCATATTGAGGGACGCTAATACCAGCCATTTATCTACCTCGTACTTTCTTTATTCTATTTTAAAATTAATTTTGTATTGGATAATTTAAGATATGTTGCATAAGAATAATTATTAGAATACCTATATTTTCTAACAGGATATGGATATTTGTTAGAAGGTCTTCCAGTTGGAGAAGGATAATAAGATCCAGTACATATATAACAATTATCTGTATCTTTTATAAAAAGATAATTTTTGTATCCAGGTGTATAATCATAAATATTCTTCATTAGATGAACTTCTCTATTTTTATATTTAGAAATAATATATTTTGAAGCATATCTGTCTCTGATTTTCTCTCTATATTCCTTTAATTTTGATAAATATAAAAATTCATTTTTATCCATTGAATCCATTTTGTAAAAAGCTTTTGATTTAGTGTCATAATACAATTTGCGACACTTTTCTAAAGTATTCAATCTTTTGTTTCTGCCTAAATATTTTTCTGTTCCACAAATCCAAATATCATGTATGTCAGCTGCATTGTATAATTCATGTCTTTCAAAATATTCTGAAGCTATAGGAGAACATTGATATTCGATAACATATTTTTTATTATCATATTCAAACATAATATCTGGACGCTGCTTTGTTTCTGAAATCCAAGCTTCTAAAACAGCATTTGTTACACCGGGTTGACTTTTAACCCATTCATATAGATCTTTTTTGCCTTGCATATGTTCTTCTGTTTCCGATTCAGAATATCTATCTGTACATTCTTCTTTATCCATATGTCTAAAATATGGAGATTTGATTTTCCCATGACAATATTCGTATGGTCTTCCACATGCAGGACATAAAAGAATCTTCTTTTTACTCCACTTTTTTAATTGTTCTTTGGTATGAGTCCCATCATAACAATTGATGGTTCCATTTCCGATCAAACATGTTAACATTGAATTCCTCCTTTTTATATATCGTATAATTTTATATTCTCCACTTACTCCTCCTCATATTTTTTACATCTTTCTCTATTAGCAACTTCTTCCATATATAATTTCTCTTCACGCTTTCTATCTCTTTCAATCTGTTCAGCGATTCTAGAACCTTTATCTTGTCCAATAGAAATGGGGTAGTAGTCTGTGCAAAAATCATACCCACGGATTTCTCCGCCATATCTCTTATGAAATTCTTCACGGCTTGGGATATGTAATGTGTTATGGTTCTGTGAGTTTACTGTTTCTGTTTCGTTTGTCATATTTGTTGTTCTCCTTTTTGTTTATCATTTTGGTCAGTCCTTTCTAAGTAACTGTTTTGTTCATAAGCTTTTACTTATATATTCCCCATATATTCAATTTGTTTTTGTATTTCTGCTTCAGAATCATACTCAGAATCAATAATCTGATTCCTATTAGAATCTTTTGTAAAATGTCTATAATCTGCAAAAATCTTTGGAGTCGTTGCAAAAGAAAAGTCTCCATGTTTGTCTTTATATCTGATTCTTTGCATGGCGATGTAATTGATAATCCCCATAGCTTTCAATATCTCTAAGGACTTACTGACATATCTATCAGATACACCAGTGTCCTCATGAATTCTTTTATAATGCCTATAGCAACACAATGGTTTTGATGGATCTCTATTTAGATTCACTCTGATATAAGATAAAATAAGTAGAAGATGTGCCGAAGATATTCTTGAGGTATCTATTTCTGTATTCGCTAGTTCTTCTTTGAAATTTAGAATCTTATCCAACTCATCAAAATAAATAATTCCAAATCCATCCGGAATATCAAATTTATCAATATTCAGTTTTACTTTTCGGAATTTATCTGAATTTGAACCCTCAGTAAGACACTTCTCAAAATCTGGACATTCATTAAAATATCCATAATGAGAGAGTAGAAGTAAGACTTCATAATATTTTTGATTAATTTTACCTGCCCTATAATTAGGCTTCATCTTTGACCAATTGCACAATTCTTTTGTAGAAAATGCAACTGTATCATCAAGTGAACGTCTTGCACATAAGTATGAAAAGATAATTACTCGTTTATCAGATAGGGCGGTGTCATATATAATTTCTCTTGGAATCTTTACATAGTTAGGCAAGAGTTATCACCTCCGCCTAATTAACGATAATACCAAAATATCTTTCATAGGCATGAACTAATTTATTATTTGTAAATTCGTTATTACGATACGTTTTATGTAAAGCATCTATACACCATGATCTATCTCTAATATTAAAATTTTGAATATATTCTAATGCTTCTTTAAATCGAGATGGGTCAATATCTGCGTATCTCATAACATCAAATTTCTTCAAATATCCATTCCTTAATACTCCTTGATAAAATGGAATAAATAATTTATATTCATCTCCACGTGAATCGCCTAATAATTCACGCATTTTCTTATATCGTGCTTTCGTTAATCTGTCTGCATCAGTTTTGCTTAATCCTCGTTCATTTAATACATCTTTTATTTTCCCATCAATAGCACCACTTACAGCTATTGTCACATTAGATTCAATTTCTTTCTCTTTGGTTACAAGTTCCTGTTTTACTTGTGTCTTTACTTCTGTTGCAATCTCATCCGTAATTCCATTAATTAATTCTCCAACAACTTCATTTGTCATCTGAGAAGATTGACCGAGTTTTTTTGTTAATGATTCAAGTCTTGATACACGTGTTTCTAATTCATTTGTCATATTTGATTTCTCCTTTTACATTTCAATAATGTTTTTTTCTGTGTTAATAGTATCCAAAATTCTATCAGCCCATTTTTTTACCGATTTAATACATTTCTCATACTCAATTCTCGTTGCATTTGGAATTTCATTAAAGCTTTCTGCCATATAATCGTATTTTGACATATCTTTTACAAAATCAAGTATCTTTAATGTTATTTCACTACAATGAGAAACGAGTTGATAATTTGTACTAAAACCAATAGCTTCATTTATCATTTTCTCTTTTTCAATCAAAGTAGAAGACATGATATTATTTTCTGCTGTCTTTTTATTAAGTTCCTTTTTTAAATTTTCCAATTTAATTAAAGTTTCTTCAGTGTCTACCTCTTTTGTAACTATTTCTGTTTTAGTTCCTTGTTGAATTAATTCACTAATACGATTTTTATATTTTTGAATTTCTTCATCCATTTGTTTCTGTGTGTATTTTTTATCGGTTGGCAATGATTGTATTAATTCTTTTTGTTCCTCATCAGACAAATTTCTCATAATAGCGAGAGCTGTTGTTTTAGTGACCATACCAGTATCTACTAAATCTGAAAGTTCAGGAATCATTTCTGAAAGAAGTTTATAATTTTGAAGGGTATCAACCGAAATTCCCATCTGAGTAGCAATATCTGATTGAGATTTTTTTGCTTCAACCGAAGAATTCGGCTCAAGCTCTTTTTTAACATACTGATTAGAACCATTCCCACCAGCACTACCTTCTCGTATTCCATATAATCTCTCCAGTTCCTTAATACGTTTTCCTACTTTCTTTGCTGAACCGCCTATTTCACCTCTACGGCGAATGTTTGATTCAAGTAGATCAAGAAGGACTTCATCATCCGAATTGTAAATTCTAATTTCTGCTTCAATTGTAGGAATAGATAATTCCTTAAAAGCTCGTACACGTTGATGACCAGAAACTATAATCTTATCTTGTGTTATAATAATTGGTTCAATATTCCCTCGTTTTCCATCTTTTATTCGCTTGCGTATGGAATCAAGGAGTTCATCCCATTTTTCACCATTAATATCATCAAAGAACTCATTGTTTCTTGGGTGTGGTTTCAATTCATTAATATTTATTTGTTGCATTTCGTCTTTCCTTTCTTCTAAAAAATAATTTTTATGCTACATTTCTAATATTCTCCACAAAATATATGTTATAATACGAATATCAACATACATAAGAGAGGAGATGGGATTATGTCTAAAACAGATAAGGAAATCACATCAGAAATAGTTTGCGAATATATTCGTGCATGGGGGACACAGAATAATTGCGTACCAGTCAAACAGAATGATTTACCTAGTCTTATTCAAAAAGTTTATGATACAGTTCATTCTTTAGATGAATCTAGATCTTACAAATAACTTTTTGTAGATTTAATCGTTGCTCTTGCTTTTATTAAAGAGGCGAGAGCTTCGATTTCATCATCAGGTTTTATTGAATGATTACTTTCACAATTATTTCTTATATCTTTAGCAATCACTTCAATAAGTTCAGTTATACAGTCATCAATTCTTTCTTCATTTGTATTTGTCATTTTAAAAATTCTCCTTTTTTCTTTTTCTATTTATAATATTCTCCGTCGCCTATTTAACATTTCACATATTTTCACTTCCTTTCGTTTCACTTCAAAAATATCATCTTTCTCATCTAGGTACATACGTCATGTACCCAAATTAGAAAACCGTTTGCATCTAGGTACATATTCAGGGTCAGATTGTGCAGTCAATATCAAGATAGACTCATATTATCAAGAGAAGAGATTATAACTCCGTAAATGAACTGTCGTCCATTTACTCCGTAATTTTTCATTTAATTGTTTGTGATTGGATTGATAAGTGATGAATGATGAATGGATGAATTAAACAATCTGTCTTTCTATCTATTCTCTACACATGATTAGAAATAACATCATATTGTTTTTCTTCATTTTCTTTTCTGCACTCTTCCAAAAGATTATCTACCATTCTTTCAAATAATCTTCTAATTGTCTTATCGTGCTCAATGGCATCCAATGTAAAACATGTCTCTAATTTATTCTCGTAACAATAATCATCAGCGACTTGACGCAAATCATAATCTGGATACATATCATTGAATTCTTTGTAGAGATATTTATATAATTCTCCATTTGATCCATATCCAAGATAATCCATTAATTCCTCATACTTCGGAAACATCTTAGAAGTCCAGTAAGAATATTTTCTTTTTGGTCTAGGTTGTTCTTCTATATTGTTAATTTTTTCATTGAGCAGATTTAATGTCTGTGCCATTGCAGCCTGTGTATTGGATAATGATGTAAGGATATCCGTGAAAACTTTCATATCTATATTCTGTGATGAGAGAGTGTTGTTTCTATATGATTCAATGATATCCCATACCCAATCCATGAATTGATTCGCTTTCTTACTATTCGACCATCTACAGATTTCCATAATCCCTCTTTCTGTGTAGTAGTAAACTTGATGCCCATTTACCAAAGTGGTAAACGACAGATTGTCGAGTCGGTCTTTATGACGCTTATGAATTTTACCTATTGCTACCATTGGATCTTTGTATTCTAATGCTTGTCCAATTTGTTCTCTTGTAAGCAACATGTCATCATTCATATTTCTATAGAAGTCACATGATATTGTACCAAAGGTTTCTGTTGTAATTAGTTTTAGTTTCATATTTTTCTTATCCTTTCTTTCGTGTGTGTCTTGGTTTTATTTTCTAAGTTTGTGATTGTATGAGTGGATATTTATGATGAAGTGATGCAATATAGTATTCTCTGCGAAGATAATTATTTGTTGTATAATTTTCATTCTGTGATTTATTTCTGAAATAGAAGAGTAGAGTTAATTTTTATTACCTGTATCTGTGTAGAAAATTTTAACGATTTGATGTTATTTTTAATTTTTATATGCTCGGTGTAAAGTTGGTAGGGTATAGGTATTTGAATTAAAATTGATGCCATTTATGAATATTTAGTGGGTGGATATAGAATGATGTATTTTCGGATGATTTAATAGATATGAAATAAGACAGACTTTATTGCCTGTCTTATGTTGTGTCTGTTTTATTTTTCTATTGTGCACACATCATTTTTTATATGCTGTCTATGGAGTTTATGTTAACTGAGAAAGATTTAAGCGACTTTATACCGGTAGGTGGTAAATTGGTAGGGTATGATAGTGGAATTGATTTTAGATGTCATTTTGTGTGATTTAAGCATCTGTTTATGCAATTGCCATATTTTCTGCAAGGATATCAAAAATATTTATATCTGACCCAATTCTTCTGTATGCAGTTGATTCGCTGGAGATCCTTGTCATCTTTATTACAAAACCCTTTTACTTTTCCGGTTCCACGAAGAGATAGAATTGATAATGCTTTTAGTCCGTACATAAGTAAGATTGACATGGATTGTAATTGGTTTATTCCTATATGGAATGTTAATGGAACCGTGTAATATTTGCTGCGTAGATGTTTGTATGTAAATATCTCCAGGTATTGTTTTATAAATGTCATATGTTCCGTAATTTGAATAGATATATGCATTTGCACATCCAATATTTAATATATGTCTGTCTGTTTCTGATTGATAGCGATTGTATGAGTCTTGTGTATATTGACAATCTGGTATATCTCCATAACGTACTTGTTGGATATTACCTGAAGGATGATTAGCCCATGATGGGAATTGGATTAAGATTTCTTCATTTGTTAATCGCAT